AGTCCTGCGAGTCCTGCGAGTCCTGCGAGTCCTGCGAGTCCTGCGAGTCCTGCGAGTCCTGCGCAGAGGCTGCGGGCTCCCACTCGATCTCGCCGCCGCTCTCGACGAAAGCGTCGTAGACCGACGGCATGCCGAACTTCTCGTTCAGGAAGCCCTCTCTGGATTCGTGGACGGCCTCCTCGACGGTGCCGTTCGGATAGGTGATCCGGATCTTCATCAGTCTTCCTTCCTTGCGAGTTCCTGGATCAAAGCCATGTCGCGCTTGATCTGGCTGTAGACTCCCACCGCCCGTTGGAAACTCGCGTAGTCGGCCGGGGGAGTTGTGAACGTGTCCTGCATGAGCTTCTGACGTTGGTCCTCGAGCGCACGCAGGAGCTTGTTGGCGTCGATCAGCACGTCTTGCCGCCGGACTTCATCCCCTTCACCCCGTTGTTGCGGCGCGCGGTGACCAGCGGCTGCTTGGAGCCACCGCTGGCCGTGACCGCGGGGTCGCACCCGATCGAGCCACCCTTGGCGTAGCCCTTCACGGTGTCGCCCATCGCGAGACGCTTGTGCATGTTGGTGGGTTTCTGCTTCATGACGTTACCTCACAGATTTAGAGTTCGGGCAATCTGGAGCACCAGCTCCTCGTCTTCCGCAGTGAACTCCGACGCTGCGGCAGAAGGTTTCTTGGCTACGGCGCGCACATCTTCGACAGAAGGTACCGTTGGTAGATCGATCTGGAGAGGCGGCGGCGCGCTCACTGCGGCTGCGAACTGATGAACAAGAACTGCGAGCTCTTTCGCCTCGACCTGGCGTCGCGGCGGAGCCGACTTCGACGCGATCTCAGCACGCTTGGCTACCGCCGCAGGAGCTGCAGGGGCGGTCGGCGCACGGTTACGCTCGGCGCGGCGTCGCTCGTACTCTTCGAAGTCTTTGGTGTACTGCTGCTGAAGCCAAGCACGCAGCCACGCACGACCTCCGCCCGTCGTTGGTGTCGGCGGCACGACGACCGCGGTAGCGGTGTCGTTGAAGGTGATCGCATCGACGCCTTCCGCGTCGCGAGGCACGAGTCCGATGGCCGAGTCGGTCGGCGTGATCCCGTCGGTGGCCGTCGCGACCGCAATCCGATCAGCTGCAGCAGAGTCCGAGAGCGACAGAGTGTCGTTCGCCGTTGCGACTCGCGTCGTCACTCCCGCCGCCGAGTCGGTCAGCGTCAGCGTATCCGTGGCCGTTGCGGCCGCGCCGGCTACGGCGGTTCCGACTGCCGAGTCCGTCAGCGAGAGCGAGTCGCTTGCGTCCGCAACGCGCGTCGTCGTGCTGACCGCGCTATCAGCCGGGGCGAACGTGTCCGTGGCGGCTGTGACACGATCGGTGACGCTCGTTGCGCTGTCGGTCGGCGTAAAGGAGTCCGCGGCATCGGCAGTGCGCGACGAGACCCCTACAGCACTGTCAGTAAGCGAAAGGCTGTCGGATGCTTCGGCAGGTACCGCGACGAACCCTTCGCTCGAGTCCGTCAGCGAGAGCGCGTCGGTCGCGCCCGCGACACGCGTCGAGACCCCCACAGCGGAGTCCGACAACGAAAGCGAGTCCGTAGCCACGGCCGCACGATCCGTCGTGCTGGCTGCAGAATCGGACAGCGTCAGCCCGTCCGTCGCGGCGGCGACTCGGTCGGTCGTGCTGACCGCACTATCGGAAGGCGCCAGCGTGTCGCTCGCGCTGGCGGCGAACGCGAGCGAAGCGTCGCCACTGTCGGTCAGCGTGAGGCCGTCCGTGGCCGTCACGGCCCGCGTGGAGACCCCTACCGCCGAGTCGGTCGGCGAGAACGTGTCGGTCGCGGCCGCGATGCGCGTCGAGACCCCGACCCCGCTGTCAGTGAGCGTAAGCGTGTCGGTCGCGGCCGCGATGCGCGTCGAGACTCCGACCCCGCTATCGGAGAAGGTGACTGTGTCCGTAGCATCTGCTACAGCGCCGCCACCGCCCGAGTTACTGCGCGTATATGCGCCGAACGTGCCCGAGCCGAGCGGGCCACCCCCGAGCTCCATCACGGAGCGGAAAGACGGGATCCGCGTTACGGAGACGACGGCCGAGTCGGAGAACGTGACCGTGTCGTTCGCGGCCGGAGGGAGCTTACCTTCCCAGGCGCCAACGCTCGGTGGGCTGCCGAAGGGAGTGCCGACGATGTCGACTGCCGGCGCACCCGAGGACGTCCCGGCCGCGATGAGCCCCGAAGTGTTCTTGAGCCTGAAGTCGCGAGCCGCGTCGGTGGTCGCTTGGAACCCGCTGCCCGTGCTTGTATCGTACGCAATCGTCGTGACGCCACTAGGCGGGCTGGCGTCGTCGCTGTAGCAATTGACGTAAGTGATGCCGGTCGTGTCGCCCGTGTCGCTTACGCCGAAAATGCCACAATTCTTGACTGTCCAAGACGACGCGTAGGATCGCGCGACACCTTTCGTCGCAGGCGTCAGGTCCGACGGAACTGTCAGTGTACAGTTTACGACCGTGCCGCCAGATCCAGCTACGGTGATGACTGCGGGACATGAAGAGGAGCGAGAGACAAATAGCGAAGACGAAATCTGCGAATTCGTATCCGCAAGCAAAACGGAGGCAGGAGTCGTCGCCTCTAGGAGACACTGCTCAACCAAGTTGTCGGTTGAGCCAGAAATGACGATCGCACGACTCGCGCCACCACCCGTGTTCCGCGTTACCTGGAATTTGCCAACCCTGGCGTAGTTCTCGGTGATCGTGATCGCATCGGTGTAGCCCGCGGTCACATTCAGGCCGACGCCGTTAGCCTGGTTGTAGCGAAGAGCGTTGGAGAGTTTGCTCGAATTATCGGCGAACGACTGCCCCGCGGCAGTGACGAGTTCTTTATAGCGAGTTGCATCGGAGGTGGAACCCCCGATCGTCAAAGCCCCGGTAAATTCACCATCGTTCCAAGCTTCACCGCGCCAAATCTGATCAGCGGTAACGAGGTTGGCAGGCGCCGCGTCTTCCCACGCCTGCAACGACGTGTACACCGTCAGACCGGTGCCGTGGTCGTTGTTGGTCGTCGAAATAACTGAGACGACGGGGGTCGGCATTTACAGCACTCGCAAACGGAAGCGAGGAACCTTGTTCTCTACGAGCGCAAGAACCGCCGCGCGAGAGAGCCCGACAGTCAGAATCGGCGATTGGCGCGTGTCGTCTTGAAGCCAAGTCCTCACCGCTAGCGGCAACGCAGCGCTGTCGATGTTGAGTCGAGCCTTTCGTTTACGCATCAGCGTCTGGTCAGCCGCGCGTTCTTCACGAAGCAGCTCGATGACGTCCGCCGCAGAGACGTTGGTCAGCCGAAGAATTCTCCAGTCCGGATTGCGCAGCTCTTCGCCCCAGATGCCGGGGGACTCTTTCACGTCGATCACGTCGCCGCGCTTGAACTGTAGTTCGTCTGTGAAGGCGTCCCCGCTGCTCTCTTTATCGCGGATGCGGATAAGAAGGTCGGCCATTTGTTCGCCTTCAGACGTACGCCTGACCCCAGCCGTTACGTTTCTGCACCACCTCGCCTTGCGGCGTGCGGTGCGCAAACACGCAGTGGCCGATCGAGTCGTCCTGCTCCGCGACCATGCTGTGGAACGTGAACGCCCGGATCAAGACGAAGTTGAAAGGCTCATTCGCGTCAACGACGACCTCGTCTAAGAGGCGTCCCGGGCCGCTGGTCAGCACGCGCCAACGTTTCCAGAGCCATTCGGCGTACCACGGAGCCCAGAAGATCCAGCCCGGCGCGTCGCGCCAGCGTCGAATGCGCGCTTCAAGCCGGAGCCCCGCTTCACGCTCCAAAGCGGAGCCGCTGCCGTAGTTTGTCTCGTACCTTTGAACCCGCAGCCGGCCACGCGGAACGTAGTGAAGATGCGGAAAGTTGTGCGCGTGTACGCTGATAGCGTCGCCTTTCTTGGCGAAACGCATGACGCGTACGAAAACGTTGGACTCTTCGTCGCTGATCTCCATCATCCCCTCACGTAGTCAACACGGTACCCGGCCAAATCGACCGCGATGAGCCGTGCAGTCGTGCCGACGGACTTGACGATGCCGGCAGGACACCAGCTTGTGCGCTGCGTATTCGACGGGAACCCAGTCGTCGGGCTACTCGCGACGAGGAAACTCACCGAGTCGGTCGAGTAGATGAAGTCTGCGCGCGTCCAGCCCGGGTTCACGAACACGACGAGCCAGATGTAGTTGTTGTCCGGCGTGGGGCTGCCGGTCACTGTGCCGGTGCGCACCGTGGCGGCCCAGCGATCCTGCGACCACTCGGCCGCCGCGCCGTTCCAACGGTTGTTCCAAGCGACTCCGTCCGTCGTCGCGCCCGCGGCCAGGACATCGATGAACCCGCTCAGAACCTGGAACGTCTCGGTGCCGCTCACCGTGGCCTGTACGGCCAAGCGAGCCACGGAGAGCGCTGCTCCCAACGTGGGAATGATCTGGTCCGTGCCGTTGTCGCCGACACCCGCACGACCCGTGGCCGTGGTGCCGCTGGTGAGCTGCATGATGCCGAGCGGGCGCTCGGTGGTGTTGGCGAGGTAGGTTGACGTGGCCGCTGCGGCGCCCGTGCCGCTCACGAAGATCGTAAGCCCGCCGCCCGCGTTGCCGAGGTTGGCGGTGGCGGTGCCGCCGATCAAGTCCGTGAAGAACGTCAGCCCCATCTGCGACATGTTGCTGCTGGCGTTGATCGCCTGCCAACGCGCGCTGATGTCGCTGTACCGGAGCGTGATGCGGTCGCCCGGCATCAAGAAATAAGGGAACCCGTTCGGAAGGTCGAATCGGTTCGCGGCAGCGCTGGCGGTGTTCTGATGCTCGAGCCAGAGAAGGAAGTCCGTGCTGCTGTTGGCGATGACAATCTCGTGTCCGTCATACGTCGCCGCCAGGCCCGTGAGCTTGAGAGTGGCCGTGATGCTGAGGCGGAGCCCTTTGCAGGAGAGCAGCGCAGCGAGGCTCCCCGCGTTGTAGTCGTTCTGGTTCGCACTCGGCGCCGCAGACAAGATCTCGGTCATCGCCGCGGTGATCATCACGCGCTTCGTGCCTGCGCTGAAATTCACCGCGGCGTCTGCGTTCGAAGACCTGATCGGCGTGGTGCGCGTCACGGTGTTTGCGCTGGAGTACGTGCCGAGCCCGTACTCCCACTCTCCCGTGGCGTTGCCGTTGGCGTCGACGCTCTCGGCGTTGTAGAAGAAGGTGTCGCCCACGCTGCACCGAGCCGAGAAAGGCTGGTATCCCGTGACCGACCCCGCGGTCGTGAGCGCGCCCGTGCCTACGGTGGTCGAGGTCTCGAGAACGCGCGGTTCGGTCTGGTGCGCCATGGGCGGGCCTCCCTTCTTCTACGTACGATCAGCCGTTGAACGTGTAGGTCACGAGCAGCGAGTCGCCGTTGTTCACCGCCTCGTCGCCGCCGGTGAAGTTCACCGCGCTCACCAGCACGCCCGTGGTGTCGTCCTTGGTGCTGCTGCCGCCGTTGTTCATGAAGAGGCCGCTCACGGTGCCGGTGCTGGTGATGGCGAACGTCTGCTGCGGACTCACCGACGACTGCGCCGACGCCGCGCCCATCGTCACCGCCTTGCGCGAGCCGGTGTAAGCGGGCGCGTTGGTGCCGCCCACCTCGAGCCAGCCAGCGTGCGACGCCTGGGTGTCGCCGGCGGCGGGGGCGCCCGTGCCCTTCAGACCCATGACGACGGTCTGGGTGTAGCTGCTGCCGCGCCAGTATTTGTCGAGGATGTCATTGCGGCCGACGTTCGTCACGAGGTTGGCGTCCTCGCGCTCCCAGGCCTTGAACTGCAGCGGGCGCATGTCGCGCGACAGCCGCTCCTCCTCGAGCTTGAGCCGCTCCAGCTCCTCGCGGTGGGTGGTCTCGGCACCCTTGTCGCCGCGACGGATCGCGTCGAACATCATCTCGGTCGTGATGCCCTGGGCCTCCATAGCGGCGTTCCGCGCCGCGAACATGGCGTCGAAACGCGTCCGCTCCTCCGTGCTCAGGTCGGGACGCGGCCGCAAGCACGTGGAACGGAAGACGTTGGGGGCTTTGGCCGCCGGGTTCTCGGCCGCGGAAACTTGCTTCTGCATGATCAGGTTCCTTCAGTTGTTTCGCCGCCAGCGAACGATTTCAGCATGATTTGCCCGGTGGCGGGGTCCTTGTTGATGGCGTATTGACGCGGGGTCGTCTGAGCCTTGAGAATGCTCGTCATGGCCTGCACCAACAACGCCATCGTGTCATCCGACTCGGTGGCTTTCGCCTCGTTCTGCTTGGCGCTTTCGGCGGCAGTGGCAGCTTCCGCGGCGACGCGGTCCTCCTGAGCCTGGATTCTTGCGGTGACCTCCTTCATCTGGGCAACGATGATGTCGGTCTGGTTGCGCTGAGTCTCGCGAACGTTCTCCATCAGCTCGCGGAACTGAGCCATCGCCTGCTCGCGTTCTTGCTTGTCACGCTCGCTCTGCTCGGCGATCTCGGCGTTGCGAGCCGCGACCGCCATCTCCTCCGTGTGACGCGCGGCTTCGGCCTGGGCCCTGGCGTCCTCGCGGGCTTTCTCCGCGGCCTCGCGTCGCTGCTCGCGCTGGTCCTCCAACGCTTGCCGTTGCTGCTCGCGTGCCGTCTCGGCTTGCTCGCGCGCTTGAAGCCGCTGAGTCTCGCCTTGCTGGCGAATCTGCTCCACGCCCATCTCCGGCATCGGCGGCGGCGGAATGAGCTGCTGGAGCTGCTGCTGAAGCTGCTGGATGACCGGGAAGATCTCCTGCAGCTCTTCGGCCATCTTCTTGTCTGCCGAGCTCGTGGCCGCCTCCAGCACCTCGTCGGAGTTGTCGCCGCGGATGCCGAGCTCCGCCAGTCGCGGCATCATGGCGTCGGCTGCGGCCTTCACGTTCTCCTGGTAGTAGGCGAGCAAATGCTTGCGGCAGTGCTCTAGCAGCTTCGGCAGCGCGATCGGCGCCATCATCGGGTTGGCGCAGAAAACCGGGCTCGCCATGAAGCGCACGTGCGTCTTCAGATGCGAGAGGTGGTCCTGCAGCTCGTAGACCTCGAGCGTCGCCTGCGGGTTGGAGGCGACGACGTTCTCGTCTAGCGCGTTGCGCTCCTCCGCCTCGAGCGGCGTGTTCAGCACGTCCTCGTAGCCCGGGAAGTGCAGCAACCGCAGCGACTGCTCCAGCAGCGCGCTGTCTTTGAACGAGCCCGGCTGGAACTGTCCACGCAACATCAGCACCGCTTGAAGCTGGGCGTAGCGCTGGGTTTCGCTGAAGATGTTCGGGTCGCTGACCGGGACGACGTCCATCGGGCCTTCGAAATCGGCCCGCGAGACGTTCAAGTCGCCGAGTTCGGCCACTGTCATCTCGTCGTCGAGATGCTTGGCGTCGAGACGATGGAGAATCGCGAGGATCCGCTCCATCATCCCGTGCATGCGACTGTGGATCGAGCTGTAAGTTAGCGAGCCCTGCTCGATCATCGCCAGCGTGGTGCCGACCGGCGCAGTGGAGCTGGCGTCGGCGATCTTCTCCTCGGCGGTGTTGATCACCCCCTTGCCGCTCTCGACCGTGAACTTCAACAGCTCGAACAGCACCGCGGACGGCCCCGGGAACGGGAACGGCATGACCAGCTTGCGGATGTCGTCCACCCCGGCGGGCGACTCGAGCTGAGTGATCTCCGTGGGCCCCGCGCTCTTCGCTTGACCCGCGGTGCCAGCGCCCTTCAACGCCAACGCGCCCGGGAAGTTCGCGATCAGCGCCGAGTCCAGCAGCGCGCGCATCGCTCCTGTGGCCGCGCCGGCCAAGCTGCCCGCGAGGTGCATGAGGCCGATGCCCTGAGGGCCGCGCCAGGGGATGAACGTTCCCTCGACGACCCACTCCAGCTCGAGGCACAGCGGATCGTCTTCCTCCCAGTTGCGGTACAGCGCCAGCAGCTGGTTCGACGACTCGTCCACCGTGGCGATGTACGGCGCGACGCGGCCTTTGGGGGCCTTGGGGTCCGAGTCCAGCTCCAGCAGGACGTAGGTCTCGTACACCGTACGGAGCCCATCCTCGTTGTAACCGGTCTCGGCCACGCCCTGGATCTTGTCGTTGGCTTTCTCGGCCTCCGACTTCTCGGGCAGCGTGGCGGAGTCCGTGTTGACGACGGTGGCCTCGTCGTAGAGCCCGCTGGCGATTCGGGCTTCGAACTCGAGACGCGTGATGTCCTGCTGATGGGTCTTGCGCGCCGCCGAGTACAAGTCGGCCGCCGCCGCGGGGATGAAGAACTTGTCGATCGGCACGAACTCCGCCCGCGGGCGTCCGTAGCGCGGGTCGTGCCAGATCTTGATGTACTGCGAGCCGCCCAGCGGCACCTGGGTCAGCAGCGTCTCGACGCTCGGCCGAAGCTCGCGAACCTGCTTCGTGCACTGCCAGTTCATGAACTGACGCTTGCGCTCGGCGCGCTCCAGTTTGGAGCGGTTCGACTTGCCGATGATCTGCGTCTTGACCGGTCCGTTGGGCGGGAAGATCTCCTTCATCACGCGAGCCGCGAAGTCCACGCAGCCCTCGATCAGCATGGGGTGAACCGCGCGGCTCGCGCCCTCGAACTCTGCACCGCCCGGCGCGTCGCCGCCCATGCCGGTGCGCTTCAAACCCTCGGCGTAGAGCTTGTCGCGCTCGGTGCGGTCCTCCTTGTCGCGCTCGATCGCCTCCAGCAGTCGGCGCGCAAGGTCGCTGCGTTCCGCGGAGTCGATCTTGGCTGCCAGGTTTTCGTAGAAGTTGTCGCCATCGAGCGAGGCCTTCTTTTCGGGCTCCGGCTCGCGGACAACTGCCGAACCGTCCGGCAGCTCTTCGATCTCAGGCAAGACAGAGTCTTCGAACTCCACCTCGGCGGATCCGTCCGGCATCTCCTCTACGCCCAGCGTCGAGGCTTCCCCGTCGGGAGCGCCGACGCGGGGCCCTTGTTGCGCAGCGAGAGCGGGTTGACGCGCGGTGACATCGTCGGCGCGCAGCGCCGGAGCAGGTTTCTTGGCCATGGGCGGAAGCCTTTGTCCTTGTGATCGCTAGTTTACTGCTTGCCGAAGACGCGCAGCACGTAGTCGGTCGCCTCGTCGATGTTGCGCGGCAGGAAGCCTTCAGGGTCTTTCTCGACGGAGCCGCCGGAAGCGTAGCGCACGCCGCGACGCCCCGCACGCACTTCTCTTCCGAGAAATTTGCTCAAATCTTCTGCCGATAGATATCGGGCCTGCGGGTTCGCATCTCTCCAGCGATTTACCTCGGCGATAGTGACGTCTTCGAACGGATGAAACATGAGACGCTGCTCGGCTGCATCGCGCGTCAAGTTAGTGACGTCTTCCAACCCCGTGTTCCCGAGGTCCCCCACACGCCCCCACTTCCCGCTGCGGACGAAGTCCTGGACGAACGGCAGGTAGTCCGCGACCGGCGCGGCGTTGCCTTTGCCCTTGATCTGGATGATCTCGGGCGGTGGTGGTGGGATCAATTTTCTGCTGTGTGCGAATTGGGCTATGCCCATCGCGCCGTTGCCGGCCGCGTCTTGCGCGGCTTTGTAAACCGCGTACGCATCGCCGAGTCGCTTCTTCTCTTCAGGTGTCGCCTGAGCCGCAAAACGATCGAAAGCTGCGTTCGGGTGCTCGTTCGGAGGCCTCACCTCGATCGTCACGTGCGGCTTGCCCTTGGCGTCCCGCAGCGAGTAGATCTTCGTGCCGCGCGTCAACACGTCGTCGCAGTATCCGCCAACGCAGTGGCCCATCGCGTCGCCCTCGGCGCCGAGGCCCGCTCGGAGGTCCTCTTCGCCACGCAGGCGATTGAACTGGTAGATCGCGGCTCGCTCGCCACCCTCGCGGATGATGGGGTCCTCGGAGTACCGATTGCCGTGGCCGCTCCATCCCATGCTCGGCATTGCGTCTGCGCCATCGGGACCGACAACTTTCCAAGCCTGAGTCTGACCAGGCGGAAGTTGTTCGTGCAGAGGTTTGAGCTTGTAACCCTCAGGGAGCGTGAACATGTCAGTTGGGGTCTCCGGGCTCCCAAACTCCACCCACTTCATGCCCTTGTCCGGATACGCTTTGAACTCTTTCCAACCCTTCGTCAGCGGACCGTCGACGGCCGCCTGCTCCGACATGAACTTGTTCCACTGCGCCGTCTTCCGCACCGCGTCCGCCACGCTGAGTCGGGGGAGCGAGGCAGGGTCGAGCGTGAGCCCGGCGTCTTGCAGCGCGAGCCACCTCATCGCTTCTTGTCGCTCTGCGTTACCGATCGCGTTCGGGTTCGCGATGCCGTGCCGCAAGTATGGCTCGCCGAGCCCCGCGCCCGCACGACGGATGCCCTGATGCGCCTCCGTCGCAGCCTCGAGGTAGTCGCGGACGTGACCGAATCCAAGCTGATCCTGATACGGCTCCGTAAGACTCCAGATTTTCGTGTCGGGTGGTGCCTTCTCCAACCAACGCAAAGGCGCTGGAACATCGTCGCCGAAAGTATCACGCAGCATTCCCGGCACGTCGATCGCAGTACCTTTGGAGCCAACGTGAAACCCGATGTCGTTTGCGTAGTCGAAAGGGTCGACTCTATGTAGCATCGAGCCCGAAAGCATTCCCCAAGGCGTCGCGGGCTGGTCTGTTAGCTCGCGATGCTTATGCGCGAGCGCTCGCATCACCGTTGTTTCGGAACGGTTCGGATCCGCGAGAAAAGCATTGAGACGCCGCGCATCGTCCGCGGCCCAGGTGCCGGTATCGAGTGCGCCCTCCGGGAGATGTAGACCGGGGGATTCGCGCTCCACCGCTAGCAGCGGGTCCGTCGGCGCGCCGAGATCTTTCCGCAGGTAGTTACGCAGCTGCGTCGTCATCCAAGTTTGGACCGGTTCGGAGGGGCCTTGGGCGCGCGGCTCGATGCCGAACATGTCAGCTTCCGGCGTCCAAGCGCCGAGCTCGTTCAAATACGCAGCCAGCCGGTTCTCAGCGAAGTTCCCACCCTTCGGCTTCACCGCATGGGTCGTGGGGGCGGGTGCGAACGTCCGCCCGGCGGCCCGCGTGATGTCGCCGATGATCCCGGGGTCTTCCAGGGCTCTCTCCACGCCACGCTCGGCCCTTCGGCCGACCGCCTCGACCCCGCGGCCCACGGCGCGAGCCCCAGATCGGACGGCGGACGGCGGGATGAGCGGGACGAAGTCGCCCAGGGTCTCGCCCGCCGCCTCGCCAGGCGTGCCGGCGCCGCGCGCCAGGAAGCCTCGCTCGCCCTTCTTCAGCTCGTCGGACTTGGGGAAGAGCGTGTGCTCCTGCATCGCGGACAGCGTGGCGAGCGGGCCCTGCGGCACGCTCATGGCGCCGCGCCCGAGGCTCTGAAGATCCCCCGGCAGGCCGAGCGTCGCCGCGGTGGCGCCGCGCGCCGTGCCGGCGAGCATGTCGAGCTGCTCCTTCAAGTTCGCCGCGCCGTTCACGCCACGCTGACCGCCGTAGTACGGCGCGGCACGACGCGCCATGTACTCGGCCTGCTTGCGGAACCAAGCCTTCACCGCCTCCGGGCCTTGGGACTTGATCTCTTCCCACACGCGCCCCCACGTCGGGTCGGTGAAGCCCGGCTGCGGCGCCCATGGCGCGCGGCTCTCCGGCACGGAGCCGCCGTCGGCCGCCAGGAAGTGCGGCCCGAGCGCGTCGCCGCACGCGCACAGCGCGCCCTTGGGCGCACGCGTCTGAGGCTTGAAGTTCTTCACGCCACCGCCTTCTGCAAACTTGAGCTTACGCATCGTACGGATTCCTCTTCCGACCGCGGTACTCGCGCTCCGTCTCCTCTTCCGGCTCGACTTCCGGAAGCTGGAGAAGGCCCGCGTCGCGTAGGTAGATCAGTGCCTGGGTCAGCGTGTCGACGTAGTCGTCGTGCGCGCTCACTCCGTAGCCGAACGTGGTCAGCTGGCGCACGAAGGCTTCGGCCCACGTGACCCACTTCCCAGGGTTCTTCTTGCTTTCGGGGATGTACAGCAGCCCGAGCTCGAACAGCGCCAGCACCGCCTGCGCCCGCGTGTACTTGTCGGCCTTGCCCGGGTTGTACACGTGAACCGGCAGCCGCGCTTGACGCAGGTCCTGGATCAGACTGATGCCGGAGCCTTTGTTCTCGATCAGGACGACGTCCGTCCGGCGGCCCGGATGAAGCTGGTCGCCGGGCGTGCCGCCGTAGATCGCGCGGTAGTTCTTCAGCGCCCGCTTACGCAGCTCGGGGTAATTGAGATGCTCATCCCAAGCGTCCAACAGCATGACGCAGTTGACGTGGAGCTTAGGATGCTTGAACACGCCCAGCGCGATCTGCGCCGTCGGATCGTTGGCCGTCTCCTCTGTGAACGCAGTGTCGTAGCTCTGCAGCGCGAACACCAGGTCCGGTAGCTGGGCCTCGGCGGGCCAGAGGTTGATGAACTTCGTCTTGAAGAGGCCGCCACCCCGCGGCGTCGGACGCTGCTGCAGCTGGCCAGCCGTGCCGTACTCGCCGAGCGGGACTTTCAGTGCGGCGACTGCCTTCTCCGAGAATCGTTCGGGGAAGAGCAGCTCGCCGTCCTTCTTGCGCGGATCGACGAACCCGATCGAGGTCTTGCAGCGGCGCTCGGGCTCGAACTCCATCGGGAGCATGAGGTGCTCGTACGGGAGCTTCATGTCCAGGATGATGCCGCTCGTGTCCTCCTCGTGCAGCCGCTGCATGATGATCACGATGGCGCTCTTCTCGGGATCGTTGACCCGCGTCGGCAACGACTCGAGGAACGTGGTCTTCGCGTTCAGGATCTCGGCCTCGCTGAGCGCGTCGTCCACGCTCAACGGGTCGTCGAGGATGACGCGGTCGCCGCGCGAGCCCGTCATCGAGGTGAACGCCATGGCCTCGCGGAAGCCCGTGAACTCGTTCTCGAACTTGGTCTTCGCGTTCTGGTCGCTCGTGAGCCCGAGCGGCCATCGCGCTTGGTACCACTCGCTCTGGATCAGTCGGCGGCACTTCATCGAGTCGCGGATGGCGAGCGTCTGCATGTGCGACGTGCCGATGTACCGCAGATGACGCCAGTCTTTGTGCGTCCACTCCCACGCCGGCCACAACACGCTCGTCAGCAGCGACTTCATGCAGCCCGGCGGCACGTTCATCAGCAGTCGTGTGATCTTGCCGTGACTGACCGCCTCGAGATGCTCGCAGATAGCGTCGAGCGCCCACCCCCACTTGAGGTCGGTGCTCGGTTCCAGCACCGGCCACGCCGCGCGGGCGAAGTCCGCTAGCGACTCCTCGAGGAGCGAGGCCTCGAGTGCGAGCGCGAGCTTGGCGAGACGCGGCGGGTTCTGGCTCATTTCTTCAGCACGTCCAGAGCGCTCACATCGACGCCGATCTCACCCAGCATGCGCAGCAGCTCGATGCGCTTGGCGCGCGGCAGCGACGCGATCGCAGCCACGTCGAACGAGGTGTCCTCGTTCTTCTGCTCGATGGCGATGGGCTTCTTCTTGTCGAAGTACGGCGCGGCGCCCTTCGCCGCGTCCAGCCGCAGTGAGAGCGGGAGCAACGGATCGAGCGCGATGCGCTTCATCACCTTGGCGGGCGTGTCGACGGCCTCGCCGATGATCTTCGCCCCGTACTCCTCTTCGTTGTCGGGCGTGAGGAACCGCAGCAGCACGCCGTTAGCGTCTACGCGCTGGCCCATGGCGTTGACGAACACGCTCGGGTCGTCCGTAGGGGTCAAATGCGGCAACGGAGGCGCGTCGGCCTCCGTCTTCGCAGCAACGGACTTGCGCCGCGCGGGCGGCGGGCGCTCCTTCGGCGTTCGAGCCGCCTTGCGAGCCGCGTTGGCGAGCTCTTCCATTCGCTTAACGCCTCGTGGCATCGTCGCCTCCGCCCCTCAACGCGTCGTACTGGGCTTGGCACTCGGCGCCGCGGATGCGCCGGTCGTCGGCGACCGAAGCAACTCGTCGACCAGCCTCTTCCAGCCTTCCAAGCACGTCGGCGAGCACAGCGGGTCCTCCGGCGTCGTGGGCTGCCGGGCCGACTCCGGAAGCGGCGGCGGCGGTCGGCGCGCAGGCTCGGGCGGCAAGATCACGGGCGCGCTGCTGCAGCTCGCTACCAGAGCGCTCAGCAGCCAGACGGGCCACCTCGGCGGCGTCGCGCGCACGCTCTGAAGCGAGCGTCGCGCGTCGTTGTGCGTCATTGATCTTCTCCTGCTCTTTGAGGTCGCGCGCGAGGGCTTCGGCGCGAGCGTTTGCAACGGCGATGACGGTGCCCTGCACCTTGGCCTCGGCGTCGCGGGCCTGGCAGCTACGGAACTGGCCGTAGGCGAGCGCGGCCACGACGACCCAGACCCACATCGGCACGAACCCCAGCGGGTTCATCGTCCCGGCGCTCCCATGTTCATGAGCTCTTGCGCGCCAGCGTGTAGATCCATGTACGCCTGCGCCACGTTCTCCATCGACCCGTAGGCGAAGACCGCGGGCTCTTGGTTGCTCACACGCAGCACGACGACGCAACGTGCGATGGCGTTGTCGCCGTGGAGCTCCTTGGCTTCCGCGATCCCGTGGCCGCCGCGCTCGATGTCGTCGGCGAGCGCACGAAGACACGCAGGCAGATCTTTGAAGCAGAGCGTGCGCCCCGTTTCGACGAGCTTCAACACCTGCGCACTCATGCCAGCCCCTGGCGCCGCTGGTTCCACCGCCGGTACGCCACGAAGGCCAGCGCACCCAGCAGCGCCAGCGGCAGGACGTAGCGCTCCGGAACGCCCGTCAGCGCCGAGACGCCGGCCTTCACCTGCGTCAGAACGTCGCGTGCGGCCTCCGCAATCGCGCCCCAGATGGGTTGATGCGGAGCGTCTGAGGGTGGCGGTCCGACGGGCGGCGCGCTCTCGGCCAGCGCGGCCACACCCGCGAGCCCCGCGGTGCTGGTCGTGGTGACCATGGTCGGCGACGCGGCGAGCGGCTTCTCGGGCGCGACAGCTTGAGGCGTGGGCTTGGCCAGCGCTTCGTACTCGGGCTTCATGTAGCGGGCGCCCTCCTTGGCGCGTCGCTTGACGAGCCCCGCCAGCTTGACCTTCTTCCCCGTCTCGCGGTCTGTGGCCCAGACCCACTGGAGCAGCGCGTTCGGCACCTCGTTGAAGCGACCCGCGTTGTGGAGCTTGAGCACGTTGCTCGTGGCGAGCGCGCCCACGCCCACGTTGTACGAGAACCAGACGAGCGCCGCGACGTGCGAGCGCGTGGTGCCCGAGTGCGTGCAGAGTTTCCTCACCGCGGCCACGCGCTTGGCGAGCGAGGCGAGGAACCACGTGTCGACCTGCTCCAGCGTGGCGGTCATGCCCTCGACGACGCTGCCGCCCATCGTCTCGCCGTAGCCGATCGTCCACACCTTGGCGGGGCACTTGTAGGCCACGAGCGCCGGGCCGCCGGGCTCGCCCGGGATGCGAGGGCCGGCCTCCTCCTCCGCGATCCCGCACACGTCCTCCTCGTAGTCCAGATCCTCCGGCCACGGAAGGGCGCGCGATGGGTAGCGGAAGTTGGGAATCACGTCGTGAACCTCGCGATGCGGCGCCGCAGCACGTCGGAGTACCGCGTCATGTGCGCCTCTTGCTCGGAAAGGAGGTCGCGCTCCTCTTGCGTGACGCGGTAGAAGGCCGGCGACTTGATGAACGTCACGAGACGCTCGAGCCGCTCGTCCAGCTCACGCTTCTCGTCGAGGACGCGTGACTGGTACAGCTCCATGGCTACTGCGGATCGTCGGGGCCGCTGACGCTGTCCTGCTTGATGAGGCGGCCGAGGCCACCGAGCACGAAGCACGTGAGCGCCGCGTACGCGATGGGCTTGACACCGATCGCCGCCTGCCACTCCACGGGCAGCATGAGCCACGCGCTCACCAGCACGCCGCCGGCGATCATCGCCTGCATGCTGAACATCTTGTACCAGGCCGCAGCCTGCTCGATCAGCTTCATGTCTTCGCTCCTGTTCCGTCGTTGAGCTCGTCGAAGGCACTGAGTCGCGTGCTGTCGACGAAGAACTGAGACTCTTGCGTCAACCCGAACCAGAAGATGACCGCACAGCGCGTCGTAGCATGCGCTTCACGGGGCCGATTCTCACGCAGATAGCGCTCACGAAGCTCTAGCATGCTGTTCAGCACGAGCTTCTCGGGCTCTGTGAGTCGTGGATCTTCACTGTCGATCCGTACGCTCGGCAACCGCAGCTCCATCGTGGGGTGGGGAGGAGAAGATCCTCAGTCGGTTGAGGGAGGCCGGCACGCACACACGCCGGCACGCGCGCGAGTATACCCGGCCCACGTCACGAGAGTAAAGCGGCGTCCGTTCGTGGCGTCCACGTCTGTCTACTGCGGCGGCGACTTTCACTACGTCGCACCTCGGCAGGCGGATCGAATGGCGGCGGCGAATGGTCTCATCGAAAAGTCTAGGATCTAGATCTCCACCTCGGCCACTAACAAGGGAGTATTCGAACTTTCGATAAAGTAGTAGATTTAGACTCAGTTCACCGGCCTGCAATAAAGCCCCTCTGCCCTACTAGGTTATAGGGTCAATTTAGGCTCCACGGGAGTTGACTCAAAACATCGAATACTACGCAGCGGAGAACTTCCCGCGATAAGGATCCCGAGAACCAGAAACCTACGGACGTGCACGAGGTGCTGCGTCAATAGACCGACTTTCGCTACAGTAGTATTCGATGATTTTTCGCTTCGTCGCGCGGCGTAGCGAATACCACTTCCAGAAGTCTCCTGTCTATGTAAGCCCTACTCTGCAGTAAGGTCTTGCAACTCTTAGAAACGACACTACCGCGGGATCTGTCAAGTTTCTGTCTAGAGCAGAGTTTCAAGACGTTAACAATCCCTACTAAATCCAGCGGGATTGCGGCGTCGCAGAACCGAGCGCTGCGTAAGAAACGCCCGCATACTAGACTCCCTCGATAAGGAGCCCACTCCGATGTTCACCCGTCTCTTCGTCCTCCGCGAACCCGCGGCGCCCGTCTATCGCTGCGAGCGATGCCGCCAGCCGCTCTCTCGCTTCGGCGGCAACTGGAACTGCATCACGCCTCGTTGCAACTGGTGGCAGGAAAACGGCCGATGAACTACGAGTGCCACATCACGATCCCCGCGAGTCACTCGCTCAACGGTGAGCGCGTCGCCGCGGGCTGGAAGGGTTGGAAGACCTCCGAGATCGCACGCGACCCCTTGCTCGGCAACGACACGTACTTCTACCTCACACATCACAGCTCTTCGCTCACGTTGATGACGTCCGCCATGGACCGCGTCGTTCACGAGCTCAAGCAACTCGGCGTCCCCGTGTTGCGCACGAAGATCGAGCTGATCCTTCACGACTCCAAGACCGGACTCACGCTATGACCACCCTCACCCGCCGCGCCCTTCTCGGCGCGTTCGCCGCGCTCCTCGTGGTGCGACCCAAGCCGGCCGAGCCGAACTTCGCCCCAGAGACGGAGACCCGCCGTTTTACGGTCTTCGAACCGAGGAAGCCGCCGATGTTCGAGATCGTCTGCTCCGACCAACTCTGGACGCGCCGCGATCTCCCTCAGCGGGTCGAAGTGCTGCCCGGCGACGTCGTGCGCTACTCCGACGGCGAGGGTCACCCCGAACACTCGGTGAACGCTCGCTATGCCGGCACGGTGGTCGGGATCTGGGTGCCGGAGACCGAGGGCGGCATGCCTTTTCTCGAGTACCTAGAAGACTACCAAGACGACGGAGAACTGAGAACGTGAGGCCCAAGGCTCCCGCCGCTCCGCCGCTGCCCTCCGTGGGGCTGACGAAGGCTCAGCTGCGACAGCTCACGCCCGAAGAGCTGGAAGGTTGGCGCAAGCATGCGCAGGCCGAGATCGACAAGTTCGTCAAAGCCGCCTCCGAGCATGAGCTCACGCCTAACCTCTCGAAGCACGGGCGCCGCAGCGTGCGTGCCAAGCGGCGTTCGTTCAAGCGCATGGCGTCTGCGTGGCGAGCGTTCTTACGCAACGTTCAAGCGCAGCAGCGTCGCGAGCACGCGTGGCGCACTCGGCTGATGCAAGAGCGCGCTCAACGCCGTAAGCCCGCGCCCGTCGTGCCGCGGCCCACTCCCGAAGCGCGTAGAAACCAGCTTCTCGCCCGCGTGACGTCGGGCCTAGTGAAGACGCGCTACACGACGGCGCTCACGCTGCTGCGCGAGGAGCGGCGACGCGCTCGCCCCGACGAGGCGTTGATCCACGACTTGATCGCGGTGGTCGAGGCGCTCCGCCCTAACGTGAAGGGTGCTCGGCGCCGTGGCTAGACTCGGCTCCTCGGCGCACACGAAGCGCATCGCTCGGTTGCTCAAGCTGCTGGAGGGGCGCGGCTGGATCACCGCAACGGAGGCCAACGACCTGCTCACGGAAGCCGGCTTCACCGAAGACACCGCGACGCTGCGCAATCGGCTGCAGCAGCTAGCGGAGGAGCTCATCCTGTATGAGCGCAAGCGCGCACCCAGCCCGAACCAGCGCCATCGCCCGCCGAGTGAGTTCAAGCTAAGGACCAAGTTCGGCGACCTGCCGTAAAACCCTGCAAATCAGTAGGGATTTCCCGCAGATCCTGCAGATGGAGCATAATTGCGCCAGCGACAGAGAACTCAACTACCCCTCTGTCCCGGGCGAGCGAGGCCCCAGCATCATGTCCCTGACTCTCAAGTCCACCAAGGTCGAAGTCGCCGCCGCGTCGATGGCGGAGCTCGTGGCGTTCGTCAACGAGCACAGCGGCAAGCCCCCGATCAAGAAGTTCGAGACCCGCGCCAAGGGCGTCGAGCGCGCCACCGCGCTGATCGCCGCGAAGGCCGAGGGCGAGCCGAAGGACCCCGCGGGCAACCCGCGTGTCGAGGCCCTGATCAAGAAGGCCGAGAAGCCTGCCGGGAAGCTCGCTTTCAACCTGGGCGGCAGCGGCGACATGCTCACGGTCAAGAAGCCCGCGACGCCCTCCGCCGCCGAGCACATGGCGCGCGTCCTCGCGTCGCAGGGCGCTCACCCGTCGACCGCCAAGCCCGCCGCGAAGAGCGCCAAGCCCGCCGCGAAGAGCGCCAAGCCCGCCGCGCCCAAGAAGGCCGGCGGTGGTCGCGCCAGCTTCACCGAGGACGCGATCATCACGGTGGTGCACAAGGGCGACAACCCCAAGCGCGGCACCGCGGCCGACCGCTACGCGCTCTACCGCAACGGCATGACCGTCGCCGCCTACATCGCCGCGGGCGGCCAGCGCCGCGACGTGGTGTGGGACCAGAAGATGGGCTGGATCAAGACCGCGGAGCCGAAGTGAGCGCGCGCAGCCCCTACGACACCGGGGTGCGCGTGCGGGAGTTCATCGTCACGGACCCGGCGAGCCAGCGCGAGCTGACCTCGCTGGTCGCGACCGTCGCCCCGCAGCAGATCGGCACCGGGCTCCGCCCTGCGGAGGGGGCCCAGGTGCTGCACGTGTACCGCGGCGCGGACGCCACCTACGTGGTGCCGGTGACGCTGGACCCGAAGGTCAAGCCCGAGGCGTGGAGCGTCGAGGGCGCGCCGACCCTGACCGCGATCCGCGACGAGTACCTGTTCACTCTGGAAGATGGAGGTGGCGAGCAATGAGCTCCCCGATCCCCGAGAACGTGATGCGCCGGCTCAAGAAGCTGCTGGCGATGGCCTCCGACGGCCGCGGCAACGAGGCGGAAGCCGCGAACGCCATGCGCATGGCGCAGAAGCTCATGGCCGAGCACGGGCTCAGCGAGGGCACGTTGGCCGCGAGCGAGGTGGACTCGCTTCGCATCGGCACCTCTCGCGCCGACACCCCGCCGCCGTGGGAGAACGCGCTGCTGCACCAGGTCTGCCGCGCGTTCGGTGCGCGCTTCACCTGGACCGGCGGGAGCGGCCCCAAGGGGTTCCGCACGAAGGGTCACTACACGATCTACGCACCGAAGGTGCAGATCGAGCTGATCAGCTACGCGACCGACGTGCTGCGCCGCCAGCTGATCAAGGCCCGCGCCGAGTACGTCGCCACGCTGCCGGAGTGGTGGACGCGCCCGCGCAAGGCGGCGGAGGCCGACGCGTTCGGAGTCGGGTTCGTGCATGCGCTGAGCCGCAAGATCACCGACTACGTGGGCGATGCCGCCGTGGCCGAGGCCATCCGGCTCCGGTACGAGGAGGCGACCGGCGGCCGCATGGCGAAGGAGAAGAAGGCCGACCAGGTCGTCAACAGCCACGCGGCCCGTTCGGCCGGAGCAGCGGCGGCCGAAGGTGCGAGCCTGTACCGCGCGATGCACAAGGACCAGGACCAGCTGAGGCTCGGCGCATGAACCGGCACAGTGTTCAGCGGCTGCGAGACGAGAGGTCCGACGTTCTCGAGGTGCTGCGTGAGCTGGTCGAGGCGATCGAGGCCTCGCCCGGCGCGTACTCCATGCCCGCGGCCGACGCGCCGTGCCACGTCGGGGTCGTGCCGCAGGAGCGGTGCGCCCACTGCCAGCGTGTCGCGCGCCGCATCCTCGCGTTGAACGGCGCGCGCAACCTGCTGAAGTCCACGGAGAAGTCGACATGATGAAACACCGCGGTCATGTTCGACGCTGGTATATCCTCACCCTCAACGTGTGGGTCTGGGGCTATTTCCTGCGCCGCGACGCCTCGAAACCCGTCGCGTTCTCGGAGGACCTTCCGCTGCTGATCCAGCGAGTACGCAATAAGTACAGCCCCACGAAAGGCAGGCAATGAACGAGCTGATCATCGGCGTCATGCTGCTCAGCACCCACCTCGGCGACATGAACGTCGGCGCCGAGCGGACGCTGGCCACACCGGGCGTCTACGTCGTCGCGCCGAGCGGGTTCACTGCCGGGGCCTACCGCAACACGCTCCGTCGCACGAGCCTCCAGCTCGGCTACACGTACGAACTGAGCGGCGGGTGGGCCCTAAGCGGCGGGCTCGTGAGCGGCTACCCCTCGACGAAGCGTGGATGGGCCAGCGACCCGACGTCTAAGTACCCCACGGTCTACGCCGCGGTGAGCTACCGATTCGGCGGCAGCGGCGTGGGCGGGCGCGTGCTGTGGGTGCCGCTGCAGCGCACGCAACCCGTGACGCTGGCGGTGGAGGTGGCGCCGTGATGAATCTCGTCATCTGGCAGCGTATGCAGGTGGTCGTGAACACCGATCCGCAGCGGCGCTGCTACGACGGGTGCAATTTCAGCGAGGCGCAAGTGTGGACAGCCTGGGCGCCGCTGGAGGACATGAGATCCCTCAAGCCCGGGGCCGACCCAGAAGAGCGGTTGAAGTTCTGGCGCGAGCTGAACGACTACTCGGTGAGCGTGGGCGGCGCCCGAAGTGAGTTCAAGCTGGAAACAGTAGCGTGAAGCTTACGCCTGCTAGGTTGCGTGCGCTGCGCTATGCGCGCGACGACGTGGTGCTGCTTGTGAAACGGCGAGACTGTCGCTGGGGCAGCAGCGATGTGCGCGGCGACGTGCGCTACGCCACAGCCAGAGATCTGCTAGACGCCGGGCTGCTTAGATTGAACATCGCGCACGGCGACGACACGGCCGTCGGGTTCGAGCTGACCCCGGAGGGCCAAGCCGCGCTCGACTCGCTGCCGAAATAACCCGGCATTTCAGTAGGGATTGGTCCCCGCTCTGCGGAAATCCGCAGTATGATTCAGGCACCAACTCACTCGGAGCCCTGCGAAATGCTCATCTCCCTCCCCGAAGACATCGCTCGCGAGACGCTGATCGCGCTCCGCGACCGCCGCTACACGCTGCAGGCTGAGCGCCGTGTGGCCAACAGCGAGACCGTTCTGGACATCATCGATCGCCAAGCGTTGCGCGTGGAAGAAGCCGGGCGCGCCATCGCTAAGCAGCTGGGCGAGGTGTTCTGAGATGCTCTACTTCCGCCTCACTCCCGAAGACCAGGTCACGGCGATCGCGTTCGAAAGCAAGCAGCCGCAGACCGAGCAGCAGTGGTACTTCGACATCAACGGCAAGCCCACCGGCAAGGGTGGCTGGCTCAACCGCAACGACATGCCGACGATGGAGTTCGCCCGTCGTGTGGCCGACGCCGCGACCGAGAACGCCAAGCGCGGCGCCAACGGCACCATCCCGTACCAGCTGTACATCCCGATCGACAACGGCCCCGGCTGCTACCCGCGGTACGACGTGGTCGCCGCGCCGATGGTGAACGACGTGGTGTCGAAGGGTTTCAACGGCGACTACTACCCCGTGGGCCGCGTCGTGAAGGTGAGCACCAACCTCCGCGTCATCACCACGTGCGGCGATGGTGAAGAGCTGAAGTTCTACCGGCGCGGCGAGTCGGCCCGCTGGGTTCAGGCCGGCGGCACGTGGACGCTGGTTCACGGCGAGCGCAACGAACGTAACCCGAGCTTCTGAGGCGGCCCGCGCGATGACGACGAAAACGGAACGGATCATCCGCGCGCTCGAAGCCCGCGGCTTCGTGCGAGTCGAGCTGCCACGCAGCACGCGCCTGTGTTATACCGGCGTCAACAAAGGCGGGCGCCGCGCCTGGGTCTGGCCCGACAAGATGGGAGGGCTGCGTGGGGCGCCCCAGCCGCGCTACTCGGCTTCGTTGACGCTGCCGAACACGGCCAAGAAACTCCTCCTCGGTGAGGACACCGCGACTGTGCCGCTCGTGCCCGTTCCGGAGATCGAGGTGCCGAGCGCGGCGCAGTCGAAGAAGCCGGAGCCAACCCCACCCGAGACCTCCGACGACGCGTTCACGCGGACCTGGGCGAAGATGGAGGCGCGCGGCTTCAAGTACGGCGCCGACGCGCTGGAGCAGGTCAAGCTCGGCTGGCGACTGGCGCGAGGTGAGCTGTGACCCTCTTCGAGATGTACCAGGAAGAGCGCGGGCGACACGGCGTGCGCCGCTCCATCCAGAACGTCGCCGAGCGCACCGCGTCCGACCCCGTGTGGGTGGCGCGGCAGCTTGGGTTCTCGCCCGAGATGGGCGAGCGCGACATCCGGGTCTACCAGGGGCGCGGCGTCGACGAGGGTCGCTGCAACGCCTGCAACGAGCGCGTCGAGGAGATCACGGTCATCAGCCTACGTGGTTGGTCCGGCCGACTCTGCCCGGGCTGCTGCTCCGACCTGCGCGACCAGCTGCCGAAATAGCCCGGTTGCGCAGTAGGGATTGCTCCCCGTGCTGCGCAAAACCGCGGCATAATTCACGCACCAACCACTCCACCGGAGTTCTCGAAGTGACCGCCCTCTCCGCCGATCGTCTCGCCAAGCTTGGCGGCGCCGCCAAGGCCCCCGCCGTCTTCACCCCCAGCCCCCAGCAGGCCGACTTCTTCGGCTGGGTTCAGAACGGCAGCGGCAGCTGCGTCCTGGAGGCGGTGGCCGGCGCCGGCAAGACCACCACGCTGGTCCACGCGCTCGGGCTCATGCGCGGCGACGTCTTCTTCGGCGCCTACAACAAGGCGATCGCCGAGGAGATCCGCTCCCGCGTGGCGAACGTCGCCGCGAAGGTCGACGTCAGCACGTTCCACGCCGCGGGCTTCCGCTTCTGGCGCCGCGCCGCCCCGAACGTGAAGGTCGAGGGCGCCAAGTGCCGCGACATCTTCCGCAGCGCGTTCAGCGGCGCCAACCCGGCGCTCCGCCCGCTGGAGGCCCCGGTGCTGCGCCTGGTGAGCCTCGCCAAGCAGGCCGGGCTTCACGTCCTCCAGGCCGAGACCCGCGAGGCGTGGGACGGCCTCATCGAGCACTTCAACCTCGAGATTCCGCGCGATCAGCTCCGCGGCACCGACCGCACCACCGAGGCGGTTGACCTGGCGAGCCGCGTCCTGCGCATCTCGAACGAGACCTGCAGCGGCGTGATCGACTACGACGACATGATCTACGCCCCGCTGGTGCACAACGCCCGCGTCTGGGCCCACGACTGGGTGCTCGTCGACGAGGCCCAAGACACCAACGCCACGCGCCGCGAGCTGGCGCTGCGGATGCTGAAGAAGTCCGGCCGCCTGGTCGCGGTGGGCGACCCGCACCAGGCCATCTACGGGTTCACGGGCGCCGACTTCGACGCGCTGGACCTGATCGCCGCGCGCACCAACGCCATCCGCCTGCCGCTGACGGTGACGTACCGCTGCCCGAAGAAGGTGGTCGAGTTCGCGCAGACCTGGGTCGATCACATCCAAGCGCACGCGACCGCGCCCGAAGGCGTGGTGCGCAACGCGGGGATCAAGGACCTGGCCAAGGAAGCCCGGCCGGGCGACGCGGTGCTGTGCCGGTTCAACGCTCCGCTCGTGACGCACGTGTACGCGCTCATCGCCGCCGGCATTCCCGCGCGGATCGAGGGGCGCGAGATCGGCCAAGGGCTGAAGGACCTCGCGACCCGTTGGAAGACCGAGTCGCTGACGAAGCTCGCCTCCTACCTGGAGACCTACGCCGAGTCGGAGACCGCGAAGCTGCGCGCCAAGGACAAGGAGTCCCAGGCGGTAACGCTCGAGGACAAGGTCACCTGCCTGAATGTGCTGATCGCCCGCGTGCGCGAGAAGACCCGCGGCGCCGGGGCGGTGGCGGACCTGCTGGCCGAGATCGACGCCCTCTTCGCCGACACCGCCGAAGGCACGCCCCGCCCGCAGGTCACGTTCAGCTCGATTCACAAGGCCAAGGGCCGCGAGTGGGGCCGCGTGGTGTGGCTCGAGACGGGCGCCTCGCCCTGGGCCCGGTTGGACTGGGAACGTGCGCAGGAGGACAACCTGTGCTACGTGGCGGCCACCCGCGCGAAGGTTGAGCTGGTCCTGATGCCGGCGAAGTGAGGAGAAATAGAATGTCAGATCTCGTCGACACATTTCTCGAGGTAATCGTGCCTATCGGGCTCATCTTGGCGGTACTCGCATTCATCGCTTTCATGCTCCACGCAGCGCAGCGCGACGCCGAGCGCTGGGAGGCGTTCCGCGTGGCGAACGAGTGCCGCGTGGTGGAGCGCGTACCCAGCTCGGTGGTCCCCGTGATCGGCACGGGCGTAGGCCCGAACGGTCAGGTCGTGACGACCTTCGGTGTGGGCACGACCCCGGCGCGCACCGCGTGGCTCTGCAAAGACGGGGTCACCTACTGGCGATGAAACCGGACTAGACTTCACCCACCATGAACGATCCCACTCAACCCCCTCGCCTCGTCTCCGTGGCGCTGCGCCGCGGCAACGAGATGCTCAAGATCGCGGAGAGCGTCCGGCGCGAGCCGGCCGCCGGCTTCACGATCCGGCCCGCCGAGTCGCCCGACGCCGACTATGCGGCAGCTATGCTGCTCATCTCGGGCGCGATGCACCACCTCGACGAGTCGCTCCCTTCTCGCCAGACGGTACGAACCGAAGCGGCCGCGAGCGCGCTCCTGATCGGAGCCGAGCTTCTCCGCCAGGCTCTCCAACGCTACGGGTTGGAGCCCAAGCCGTGGTGACCCGCCGTCGCCGCACCGCGCTGCTGGCTACCGACCCCTGGGCGCGCGAGAGGTTGGAGCTGCGGGAGATGCTCGCGCCGGACCAGAACCACTACGACCGGCTCGAGACCACGCATCGCGGCGTGAAGAAAGGCGACGTGTCTGAGCTTAACGCTGCGCGCAAGAAGATCGCCGCCCGCGCTCACCCGGACTGGTTCGTCAACGCGGACCAGGAGTTGCAGATGCTGGCGCACGACGTGACGAGCGCGGCGAACGTGGCGTACGAGACGCTGACGGACCCCGCCCGCCACAGGATGTACCGCGCCGGGCTGCTGAAGACTCACCGCGAGTGTGGAGCGTGCAGAGGCGAGGGTGAGGTGCTGCGCAAGAAGGGCTACACTGGCGGCACGTGGGCACTGTGCGACACGTGCGAGGGCAGCGGGCTTGTGAAGAAATGAGTCGGTTCGCTATCTTCTGCGCCTGGGTTCGTAACGAAGCCCGAACCGCTAACGCTTGGGTGCTGGCGTGGTCCGGGCGATGGCCGGAGATGAGGATCGCCGATTTCCGCTCCGCGGTTTTGCGCGAGTTTCCGAGGGCCGAGTTCTGCGCGCCCGATGCGTTGGACTCGGATTGGATGTTCAAGATTCAACCACAGGACGTCGAGTGAAGTTCAAGCCTATGCTGGCGGCCGACTTGGCCAAGGTCAACAACGACCTCACGACGCTGCGGTACCCCAAGCTCGGCAGTCCCAAGCTGGACGGGCTGCGCTGCGTCATCTGGGAAGGCGTCGCGTACTCGCGCAACGCGGAGCCTCTCCCGAACGGGTACCTTCAGGACTGGGTGCGCGCCAACGGGCTGCACAACCTCGACGGGGAGCTGATCGTCGGCAGCCCGGTCGAGACCGGCGAGGGGACGGTGCTGGGGCGGACGATGTCGGGGATCAAGCGGCGCGACGGCACGCCGGACTTCACGTTCCACCTGTTCGACTCGCCGGAGCGTTTGGCCCCGGAGTTCGAAGCCAACTTCACTTTTCTGTCCGAGGAGTTCGCTGGCTGCGACCGCATCGAGATCGTGCCGCACCTGAATGTCGCCGATGCCCTCGAGGCCGAGAACGTCGAGCGTTACTTCATCGAGCAGGGCTACGAGGGTATCATGTTGCGAGATCCCACGGCACCCTACAAGAACGGGCGCAGCTCGCTGCGGCAAGAGTGGCTGGTCAAGCTCAAGCGATTCATCGACGGCGAGGCGGTGATCACCGGCTACGAAGAGGCCGAAGAGAACACGAACGAGGCCACCCGCGACGTGCTCGGTCGCACCAAGCGCAGCAGCGCCAAGGCCGGCAAGATCGGCAAAGGCATGATCGGCACGATCCTCGCCAAGGACAAAAAGTGGGGCCCGATGCGGTTGAGCCCCGGCATCATGTCACACGCCGAGCGCAAGGCTCACTTCGAGAACGGAGGGCGCTCGCTGATCGGAGCCGTGTGTCACTGGCGCTGCTTCGGCTACGGCATCAAGGATCGGCCGCGATACGCGCGGTTCTACGGGCTCATGTGAGCGAGGCGGGCATGGCGCTTCCGAGCTGTCGTATCTGCGGCCGACAGGTCGTCTTCACGTCGCGCGGTACGCCGCGTCACGCCGACGGGCTCCCGCCTTGGTGTGAACACGAGCCGGAGATTTTTCAGGAGAAAGACAAGAGCATGACAACCGGGTGGAAGATCTTCCTGTTCATCGCGTGGCCCGCGATCGCGATCGCGCTCCTCGGGTTCACAGCGATCCTGCTGGTAGTGGGCTGGTTCTGGCTGCCGTTCGCACCGGACGACGTCCTGCCGCCTCGACCCGGTAGCCGCAGCCGGGTGTACCGCGATGACACCTGAACGCAACCCGCCGTTGATCGCCGCGCGCCACACCCGGCTATCGGGGCCGCCGACGCCCGTCGGCTACTGGTGCGTGGGCGAGTGGACGCGGATCGGGCTACTCCATCGCCCGAATCGCCTACAACGCCTCATGGCGCGGTGGTTGCTTGGATGGGAGTGGCGCGACGCACTATAATCGTCACCCCGAAGGTTCAGGAGTGGGGCGCCCGTGCGCACGACGCGACGAACCCCAGCTCGACTGACTGTTCCGGCTCGCTCCCGGTTGTGGCTCCGCTTCTCCAGCCGTTCTTCGCAGGGCGCTGTAGGCGTGATGGCCGCGAAACGGCCAACCGGCCTGGTAGCGTACGGCGCGCGGTCTACGCCCCACTTCTGAGCCTTCCTTCTGTTGAGCGAGAATAGAAGTTGCCCAAGCCATCCCCCGCTGCGCGTGCGGCCGCCCGTCGCAACGCCACGGACGCCGTCCCCGCCAAACCTAAGACAAAGTCTGGATCGCCGCCCGCTGCGTTGTGGGCGAGCATGCTCGAGGACCTCGCCCGTAGCGGTCTAGACGAGGCGGACGCCCGCGTCATGAAGCTCCGGCCGTACGAACGCGGCGAGCTTCCGGAGATCCTACCGCCCGGCGCCGGCTACCGCATCCCCTACTTCACCGTGGAGGGCGCCGAGCGCACCGACACGTACCGCTACCGCTACCTGGAGGACACCCGCGGCAAGGGCTTCGCGATCCTAGGGAGTAAGAAAGCCCGCCGTTACTCCCAACCGCCCGATTCGCCGCCCGGCGTGTACTGGGCTCCGTTCACGCGCTGGGATCTGGTGCTGGCGGACGCGAAGGTGCCGCTCGTGGTAACCGAGGGCGAGAAGAAAGCCGCGATCGCGACCAAGCTCGGGCTCCCCACTGTGGGGCTCGGAGGAGTGTGGAGCTTCCGTAGCAAGAAGATGGGAGCGCGTCTGCTGCCCGAGTTAGCGAGCGTTCAGTGGGACGAGCGCACGGTGTTGATCGCCTACGACTCGGACGCCGCGCTCAACACCGACGTTTGCCGCGCCGAGCAGGCCTTGGCCGAAGAGCTGACGCGCGCCGGAGCGATCGTGAAGATCGTGCGACTGCCGGAACTTGTAGAAGGTGAGAAATGCGCGCTAGACGACTACCTAGTCGCCGAAGGCGTGGAGCGGTTTGTAGAGCTGTCGGAGTCGTCCGAGCCCTACTCGCTCGGGAGGGAGCTTCACCGGCTCAACGCCGAGGTCATCTACGTCCAGGACCCGGGCTTCATGGTCGTGAGGTCGGACGGCCAGATCGTACGCGCCCACGACTTCACCGCCCACCGCTACGCCGACCGCCAGTACACGCGCCAGGCGTTCGACGCCAAGGGCATGCCGAAAATGGAGGTCCGCCAACTGGCCCCCGACTGGGTCAAGTGGCCGCTGCGCGCGGTGGCGAAGCGCATGGTGTTCGCTCCCGGCGAGGAAGAGATCACGCTCGCCCGTGAGCTGAACACCTGGAAAGGGTGGCCCTACCTACCGAAGCGCGGCTCGATCGACCCTTGGCGCCGGTTGCTGGACTACATCTTCGACGGCGAGCCCGACGCCCGCCGGTACTTCGAAGCCTGGGCCGCGTTCCCCATCCAGTACCCCGGGACTAAACTCCGCAACGCAGTAGCGATATGGGGCATCCGCAAAGGCACCGGTAAGAGCCTCATCGGCTACACGCTGGGGGACTTGTACGGCGAGCACTTCTACGAGATAGACGACTCGCACATCGAAGGACAGGTTCAATTCAACGAGTGGGCGCGAAGCCGGCAGTTCGTCATGGGCGACGACATCACCGGTAACGACTCGCGCCGCGTCGCGAACAAGCTCAAGACGATGATCACTCGCGAGAAGGTAGAGATCAACATCAAGAACATCCCTCAGTACCGCCTCGCCGACGTCATCAACTACTACTTCACAGCCAACGCCCCCGACTGCTTCTATCTCGAGGACGACGATCGCCGGTTCTTCATTCACGAGGTGCGCGGCGGCCCGCTTGAGCGGGCGTTCTACAACGACTACGACAAGTGGCGCCGCTCCGACGCGGGCCGCGCCGCGCTCATGCATCACCTGCTGCACGAGGTCGATACCTCGCAGTTCGACCCCATGGCGCGCCCGCCCGACACGAGCGCCAAGCTGGAGATGATCGCGCACACTCGCACCGAGCTTGAGACTTGGCTGGCGGGCGTGCGGGACCACCCCGACATGGTGCTGAAACGGTTCAACAACTCCGATCTGATAACGCTGTCGGAGCTGGCGATGCTGTACGAGGCCGAGGGGCACAAGCACGCATCGCCGAACCTGATGAGTCGGAAGCTCAAGGAGCTCGGAGTCGATCCGCTCTATCCGCGGGACAACCCCTCGAACGCGCAGATATACGCAGGCGGCAAGCTGGTGCGACTCTGCGCCCTGCGCAACCACGCTAAGTGGGTTCGTGCGACGACCGAAGAGCTGCGGAAAGAGTACGAGCGCACTCGCACGATGAAGGCCCCCGCTGCGAAGCCGCAGAAGTTCTAGCGTTCTGCCGAAAACGGCAGTAAGATGAGCGCGTCTTAACTTGAGCGAGAAGTTCATGACGCAGAAAGTTCCACGCCGCCAGCGGTTCTCACAGGAAGCGCTCCGTCAGCAGCAGCTGGCGTTCATGCTCTACATCGCGGAGGGCATGTTCGCGAACCTGGTCCACCTCCGCCGCACGAACGCCTTCGCGCTGCTGAACTCGGACGTTCGCGTCCTGGATCGCGCCGGGCGTCGCTGCGCCGAGACCATCAACGACATCCGTGCCACTCTCGAGGAGATGAAGAATGCCCGCCGCTGAGAAGCCCGTCAAGCTGCCGAAGTCGCTGGCCGCGTGCGCCGACCTGCTGTACACGACGCGCCAGGACCGCCTCAAGCTGCAGAAGGAGGTCGAAGCGATGCAGGCGCTCGAGACCCAGATCGTGCAGCACCTGCTCGAAGAGCTCCCGAAGTCCGGCGCCACCGGTATGAAGGGTAGGCTGGGCGTGGCCACGATCAAGCAGAAGGAGATCGTCGAGCTGTACGGCACCGGCTCCGACACGGGCGACCGGTTCGACAAGGTGTACGAGTACATCCGCAAGAACGCGGGTAAAGACCCCGGCGTGTGGTCGCTGCTGCAGCGCCGGCTCAACGATGCCACCGCCAAGGAGCTGATCGCCGCGGGCAAGGGCGCTGCCATCGGCGCGCGGATCGGCATGATCGACGTCATCAGCGTGACGAAGCTATGAGCTGGCTTCGAAATCTGCTGAACGCTTGGGGCGGCTACGCCGGAGGTGCGGTGCAAACGCCGACGCCCGAGGTTCGGGTCATCTACGTCAACGTCGATCGGGCGCTGAACGAGGCGAGCAAACTGCGCGAAGAAGTCACGAGCGCGATCGCGCGTCAGCGACACTTCATCGAGTGGCTGCGTAGCAATAAGCTTCGTGAGTTGTTGGATCGGGCGTTCGCGAATGGATCCAGCCAGTTCACCTGCCGCGACTTCGGGGACGCCTGGTGGGTCAAGGAGACCGTGTACGCCGAGATGCTGGATGAACGACTACGGCGCGCGGGCTTCAAACTCACGCGAGAAGTGCACGAGTCCGATGGACCCGAGTCCGACACAGTCGCGATCACGATCGAAGTGCTAAAATGAACGACGGCGCCACGATTGAAGACCTCCGCGAAGTGAACATCTTCTACCTCGACTCCGACCCCGCCGCAGCGGCCCGCGCTCACTGCGATCGCCACGTGGTCAAGATGATCCTCGAGACTGCGCAGCTGCTCAGCACCGCGTGGCACGTCGTGGCGCCGCACGCGATCGAGACCGACGTCGACAGCACCGACCCCGCCTTCCCCCGCTCCGACGTCGCCCGCGCCCGCGCGGCGAACCTGCCGTTCGACACGAAGTACTACCTCGCCGGCAACCAGCGCATCTACGCCTGCACCCATCGCGAACACCCGTGCGCGATCTGGGTCCGAAGCGGCCGCGAGCAGTACGACTGGGCGTGGCGGCTGGGGATGCACCTTCTCGACGAGTACACCCATCGCTACCGCAAGGACCACGCCACGACGCCCATCCTGCGCACGCTCGAGTTCCCGCCGCCTAAGCTCCCCGTGAACGGACCTAAGGGCCCCGCGCTCGCGATGCCGGACGAGTTCAAGCGGCGCGGCGACCCCGTGGCGAGCTACCGCGCGTACTACCGCGACGGCAAGCGCCACCTGCTCAAGTACACGCGCCGCGCGCCGCCCTCCTGGTTGCGCGACGTGGCGGAGTATCGCGATGCATAGCAGCGACGAATGCACCCATTGTGGAGCGCCGCGCGAACCCAAGCCAAAGTGCAGCTACTGTGGGTGTTTCTACGATCCGATCGACGCGGCGCCACGAGTTTTGCAGCCAGGATTGCGTAGGCTGCGTGATGAGGACAACATCAAATTCAAGATCACGAAACGATACGCGTTCGGCTGGACGAACTACGCAGAATTTCCGACTGAGTACCGCGCCCTGCTCGTCAACCCCGAGGTATAGTTTCGCCGGGCGCCCACGGAGAGGCGCCGCCTAAGTTTCTCCGGAGCCCTCTCTGTTCCACTGTTCACTGTCGCAAAGGACGATTCTCCCATGCCCAGTTCCAAAGTCAAGCCCTCCGCCTCGCGCTCGCTCACGGTGTGGGAGGCCAAGATGGCCACCGCTGCCGAGAAGTCGGCCAAGGCCGAACGCCCCGTCAGCATGCTCAGCGGCATCAGTACGCGAGGCGGCGTGCTCACCGTCGACGAGCGGCCGGTGCCCGGCAACGAGCTCGACGTGGTCGTCCTCGTGGCGGTGCACGAGAACCAGAAATTCGATGGCCCGTACAACCCCGACAGTCACCAGATCCCGTCCTGCTACTCGTTCGGCGACCCCGACGCCGAGGACCCCGAGGGCTCGATGGCCCCGCACGAGGAGGCCTCCGACAAGCAGGGTGACGACAACGGGCTGTGCGCCGGCTGCTGGGCGAACGCCATGGGCTCCGACCCGACGCCGGGCCGCAAGGGCAAGGCCTGCAAGAACGTGCGGCGCCTGGCGCTGATCACGGCCGACTGCGTCAGCTCCGCCGACGACATCGCGTCCGCCGAGGTGCGGGTGCTGAAGGTGCCGGTGATGAGCGTCAAGGGCTGGGCCACCTACGTGCGCCAGGACCTGAAGGAGCTGGGGCGCCCGTACTGGGGCGTGGTCACGACGGTGAAGGTCGTGCCGGACGCGAAGTCCCAGTTCAAGATCCTGTTCACGTTCAAGGAGCTGGTCGACTTCACGGACGAGACGTTCGACGCGCTCGAGAAGCTCATCGAGAAGGTCAAGCCCCAGCTGACCACGCCGTACGTGCAGATGGAGGCCCCGGCGCCCGCTCCGGCGCCGCGTGGTCGCGCGCCGGCTCGCCAGCCTCCGGCCGCGCCCATGAAGCCCGTGGGCCGCGCCGCGCAGGCGATGGCCAAGGCGGCGCCCATGAAGCCCGTGGGCCGCGCCGCGCAGGCGATGGCCAAGGCGGCGGGCGGCAAGCCTGCGGCGCCCCCGGCGAAAGCCGCTCCGGCGCCGGCCAAGAAGGCGAAGTACTGAATCTGCAGCGACGGCTGCAGCAACGTGGACCCGGCGACGGCTGAGTTCTGCGTGGCGCGCGGGTACGGGCGCGTCTAGAAGTAAAGGACCCCGGCGAAAGGCCAACGCCGGACCACCGCCAATTTCACTCTGAGGACGGCGCCAATGCACACCATCAAACTCGTCAGGCTCTTCCACCTCGCGTTTTCCCATCCCGTTCATCACGTCCCCCGCACCCCCTCGGCCAAGGAGCGTGAGCTCCGTTTTCGGCTCCTCCTGGAGGAGGTTCTGGAGTTCGGGCGGGCTTCCGGCGTGGCGCCGCTCACCGAAGGCTCGGAAGAGGACTTCGAGGCGAAGGTGAAGGAGGTGCTGTCGGCGTTCTCGATCGACCCGGCGGCGCCAGTGAATCTACCCGCGGCGGCCGACGCGCTGGGCGACATCGACTACGTCTGCGCCGGGGCGAACCTCGTCTTCGGGTTCCCGGCCGAGGCGGTTGTGGCCGAGATCCACCGCGCCAACATGTCCAAGCTCGGCGCCGATGGGCGCCCGATCCACGACGGTCACGGCAAGGTCGTGAAAGGCCCGAACTACCGTCCGCCCAACGTGGCCCAGGTGCTGCTGGACGCTTGCGAGCCGGACGACGTGGAGGACGCCCGGATCTGGGGGCCGAAATGAGGATGTCGCCGAACATGACGCTCGACGTTGTCGACGACCCCCGCCCCGCACCCTTTGCCGCCCGCGCGCGCCAGCTGAACGATCTGAAGCGTGCGATCGAACGGCTCTTCCTTTACGTACATTCGGAAGTCGGCACCACGTGGTCGACGAAGATCAACGGCGAGGAGTACGTCTACTCTTCGTTCGGTCTTGCTGCGCGAGTCGACCCGGCGAAGCCGAAGGATGCTCAGATCGCGCGACTCCTGGAACTTTTCCTGGACTCGCTGCGCCCCGGCTGGCCGGCTCCCCACGGGACCATCTGCTGGCAGCGCCACCCGCGACTAGACGAGTACGAAGTTTCGTGCGACCCAAAGCGTTCGCTCTGGGCTTGGGAGCACGAAATGAAATGCGCGAAAGAGGATGGCCTCGCGCCACCGCCACCGCCGCCCACTGAGACGATCATCGCCGTCTCTTGCCGCTTCACGAGCGACGTGGTGCCTTGCGGCGCTTTGTCATCCCACTTCATGGAAGGCTCCGAGATCGCACGGGTGAGTCTGTGAAGATACGTCCGCGCCCGCTCGACTTCGAGACCCTGCCGATCGGGCTCCGCCCGCGTCACTACCCGCCCAAGCCCGTGGGCGTGGCGGTGCGTCCGAAGGGCAGCACGAAACCGCAGTACTTCGCGTGGGGGCATCTTACCGGGCGCAACACCCACACGTTCGACCAGGGGCGTCGCGCGCTCAAAGAGCTGTACGAGACCGCCTCGGAGCGCGAGCCGCTGCTGGCGTTCAACGCCAAATTCGACCTGGAGGTCGCCGAAGAGCACATGGAGCTGCGCGTTCCGCCGTGGCACGTATGGCACGACCCCATGTTCCTGCTATTCCTAGACGACCCGCATCAGCGTGAGCTTGGGCTGAAGCCCGCGGCGGCTCGCCTGCTCGGCATGCCTCAGTCCGAGCGCGACGAGGTCGAAGAGTGGATCCTGAGCAACAAGCGCCAGCTCGAGGCCCAGTTCCCAGAGATCACGCGCGACTACGGCGGCATCAAGCCCTCTACCGCCGGGGCGTTCATCGCCTACGCCCCGCCGGAGATCGTCGGTCCCTACGCTATCGGCGACCTCGTGCGCGCCGAGAAGCTCTTCGCGCTGAAGTACGAAGAGGTCACGGTCGAGCGCGGCATGCGCGAAGCCTACGACCGCGAGCGGCGCCTACTGCCCATACTGCTCGAGAACGAGCGTCAGGGCATCCGCACCGACGTAGCCCGGCTCGAGGCCGACGAACCGAAGTTCACCGCCGCGCAGAAGATGGCGGACGACTGGATCCGCAAGAAACTGAAGGCCCCGTCGCTCGATCTCGACAAAGACGCCGAGGTCGCCAAAGCGCTGCAGAAAGCAGACGCGGTCACCCAGTGGAGCACGACGAAGACCGGCCGGCTCAGCGTGAGCAAGAAAGCGCTCAAGCTCTCACATTTCCGCGATCCGAAGCTGGCCGCCGCGTACAGCTACCGCCAGCGCTGCGCCACCGCGCTCGAGACGTTCATTCGCCCATGGCTGAACTACACGATCGACGGCTGGATGCACACCAACTGGAACCAGGTGCGCCAGGCCAAGTCGGATCGCGACACGGGCGGCACACGCACTGGGCGCCCGAGCAGCGACACGCCGAACTTTCTCAACATGCCGAAGAAGGTCCGCGAGGGCGAGATGAGCGGCTTCGCGATGCCGACGCACCTCCCGGGGCTCCCAGAACTTCCGAAGGTGCGAAGCTACGTCCTACCGGACCGTAAGGGCTGGCTCGTGGGGCGGCGCGACTACAACCAGCAGGAACTCCGCGTGCTGGCGCACTTCGAGGACGGCGCGCTGCTGGCCGCGTACCTCGAGAACCCGCGGCTCGACGTTCACGACTTCCTCATGCGGCGCATCATCGAGGATCTCGGCATCGAGGTCGACCGCGGCATCACGAAGACCCTGAACTTCGGCTATATCTACGGCCAAGGGCTCGGTTCGTTGGCCGAGCGCATGGACCGCACGGTCGAAGACGTCAAAGCGTTCCGTGCGGCGCAGATGGGCGTGCTGCCAGGGCTCAAGACGCTGAGCGATGCGCTGAAGTTCCGCGCCCGTTCAGGCGAGGCCATCCGTACTTGGGGCGGTCGTCAATACTTCGTCGAGCCGCCGCGGTTCAGCGAAGAGCTCAACCGCCTTCTCACGTTCGATTACAAGCTGTTGAACTATCTGGTTCAGGGCAGCTCGGCCGACATCACGAAAGAGTCCATCATCCGCTACCACGACGTGCGGAAAGAAGGGCGCTTCATACTCACCGTTTACGATGAGAACGACATCTGCGCGCCAGCCAAGGCCATGAAGGCCGAGATGCTGCGGCTGCGCGAGGCGATGATGTCGATCGAACTAGACGTGCCTCTCATGTCCGATGGCGAGATCGGGCCAACCCTGGGCGACCTCGAGGATCTCGAGGAGCCCGCTCCTGACCTCTCCCGCTGGAACATCGCGTATGCCTAGCAATCCGAAAGCCAACGTCGTCACTTCCTGGTCGTTCTCTCGCTACCAGGACTACCAGGCCTGCCCGGCCAAGTTCAAGTACAAGCATCTCGAGAAGCTGGTCGAACCTCCGAGCGCGGCCATGGCGCGCGGCACAGCCATCCACAAGATGGCCGAGGACTACACGAACGGCAAGCTGCGTACGCTGCCGAAGGACCTGGCGCTCTTCAAGGAGGAGTTCGCCCGCCTCCGGAAGCAGCAGGTCAAAGGCGTCGAAGAGCAGTGGGCGTTCAAGAGCGACTGGACGCTGACCAGCTGGAACGACTGGACCGGATGCTGGCTGCGGGTCAAGCTCGACGTTCACTACACCAACGTCGAGCACAACGCGCTGGTGCCGATCGACCACAAGACCGGCAAGTTCCGCGAAGAGAAGAACGCCGAGTACCTGCTGCAGCTGGACCTCTACGGCACGGCCGGCTTCGTGCAGGTGCCGACGGTCGACGTGGTGAGCCCGCGGTTGTGGTACTTGGACCAGGGGCGCATCTACCCGGACCCTGAGCAGGACGAGCCCGAGATCGAGTTCCTCCGCAAGGACGCGAAAGACATGCGCAAGAAGTGGGAAGCGCGCGTGAAGAAGATGTTCGCGGATCGCGCTTTCAACCCCACGCCCGGCGACGCCTGCCGGTTCTGCCACTACCGCAAGAGCAACGGCGGCCCTTGCAAGTACTGAGGAGCAACCGAAGATGAAGACCCCTGCGATCCAACTGCAGTTCCCGACCAAGCCGGAGGCCGAAGCGGCCTTCCAGACGCTCAATTTCGTGCAGCGCGCATTGAACGTCGAGAACGATCTGTACATTCGCGAGCCGCTGCGTTTGACGGTGGCGCCGAATCCGGACGGTGCGTGGTACACTGTGTCAACCTGGTTCGGCGCGCGCCACGCGATCAACCCCGCGGAGCCGTTGCGGCACGCCATCTCGCCGAGTCGCCCTACGACGTTGACGTACGCGCTGGTCCCGGATCACGACCACCTGATGATCGATCTCGAGACCTACGGCACGCGCCCGGGGTGCCAGGTGCGGAGCCTAGGCGCGGTGTTCTTCTCACCGACCGGCCTGCGAGAGCGCTTCTACGTAAACTTCGCCCTCGCGCCGCAGGCGGAGCACGGGCTCTTCGCCGAGCCGGAGACGATCGCTTGGTGGGGGCGGCACGATCCGGCGCTGCAGGCGGTGTTCGAGCAAGACCAGCAGCACCCCGCCATGGCGCTGGAGAACTTCCGGCTGTGGATCGCCGCGAACACCAACTGGCGCACGATGCGGCTCTGGGGCAACGGCGCCAGCTTCGACGAGCCGATCCTCGCTGCGCTGTGCCACGCGTTCAACTCCGCGCCGCCTTGGAAGTACAAGCACTCGCGCTGCTTCCGCACGCTGCGTGCCCTGAGCGGCGTGGCTGCCCCTGCCGAACCCGTGCGGCCGCATCACGCGCTCGACGACGCGGTGGCGCAGGCGCAGCACGCGGTCGCGATCCTGAACCACACCGGTGGCTGGGCGACCGCTTGAGTCCAGCATCGAGCGCCGCGCTTGCGAGCGCGCGCAGATGGAGCTGGGCATCGAGAACCTCAAGCTCGTGCGCAAACGGGGGCGGCCCGATCGGCTCTTTCTCGTGCCGGGCTGGCCGCTTCTGATCGAGTTCAAGCGCCCTGGCGAAGAGCCGACTAAGCTTCAAGCTCTCGTACATCGACGTTGGCGAACCTATGGCTACCAGGTTGAAGTCTGCGACACCGTTGAGGAAGCCTTCGCTCACGTTGTCGCAGCGATTGGCCGCGGTAAGGTTGTCCTCAAAACCCGAGCCACCCAAGACCTGGAAGCCTCATCGCTACCAGCTGAAAGCACTCAAGTTCCTGCTAGAGCGACGAAGCGCAGGGCTGTTCCTCGATCCCGGCCTCGGTAAGACGTCCGTCACGTACGCGGCCATCCGCGTACTGAAGCGCGCGAACCTCGGCCACCGAACGATCGTCGTCGCGCCGCGCCGCCCCGCGGTGGGTGTGTGGCCAGAAGAACAGCGCATCTGGAAAGAGTTCTCCGAGATCAGCGTCGGCCTCGTTCATGGACCTCGCCGCGAAGAGATCTGGGACGCCGAGCACGACGTCTACGTCGTCACGTACGATGGACTCCTGTGGCTCATCAAAACCGGGCGACTGAAAGCCGCGCTGCGGGCTAAGAAGGTGCACAACATCGTCTTCGACGAGCTGTCGAAGATGAAGAACCAGCACACCGCCCGCTACAAGACGGTCAAGCTGTGGCTTGACAAGTTCGAACGCCGCTGGGGGCTCACGGGCTCCCCGGCCGCCAACGGACTGATGGATCTTTTCGGAGAGTGCTACACGTTAGATCTCGGCAAGTCGCTCGGCCGGTTCATCACCCACTTCCGGTTCCAGTACTTCGACGCCTACGGCGACGAGATGCACCCCGGCTACGCCATCAAGCCGGGGGCTGAAGAGGCCATCTACGCCAGGATAGCGAACCTCGTGTTGCGCATCGACGCCGAGGACCACATCAAGCTGCCGAAGCTCATTCCGAATCGCATCTTCGTCGATCTGCCAGAGAAAGCCCGCGCTGCGTACGACGAGATTGAGGCTGAGTTCATGGTAGAGCTGAACGGTCAGATCTTCACCGCGGAGAGCGCCGCTTCGCTGAGCCAGAAATGCCGCCAGATGGCGAACGGCGCGCTCTACGAGGACCGTGTCGACCCCGAGACCGGCATGCCGCGCACCGGGAAGCGGCGGTACGAGATTCTTCACGACGAGAAGCTCGAGGCCCTCGAGGACCTCGTCGACGAGCTCAATGGCCAGCCCTTACTGGTCATGTACGAGTACGGGCACGACCTCGAGCGACTGTTGAAAAGGTTCGGCAAAGACACCCCATTCATCGGCGGCGGCACCAGCGATAAGAAGGCGCTGGAGTACCAGGAGGCGTGGAACCGCAACTGGATCCCGCTGCTCTTCGGGCACTCGAACTCGATGGGCCACGGGCTGAACTTCCAGAAAGGCAGCGCCAACCAGATCGCAGTCTTCGGGCTTACGTGGAACTTCGAGAACTACGACCAGTTCATCCGCCGGCTGCGCCGCCAGGGGAACGAAGCCGCGCGCGTGTTCGTCCACCACATCATGTCGCGCGACACCGTAGACGACCTTGTCTACGCAGCGCTGCAGCGCAAGGGCTCTACGCAGCAGCGGCTACACGACGCGCTCAAGAACTACTCAGCTCGCCGTAAGTACACCGGTCTTCTTGCGTAGAACGAGGCTACGAAATTAGACTATAGTGAGCGCCACTATGAACATGGATCAGTTCAAAGAGCAGCGCGCTCGCTTCATCGAGAAGCACGGTGCCGACGCCATCATGATGGCGGACGAGAACGCGCGCTACGCTATGTGCCTGGAGCTGGAGCCGCTGGCCAAGTTCGCCAAGATGCCGGCGGAGAAGCTCCTGGCGTTGATCGCCAAGGCAATCGCGGAGGGTCAGCTGTGAACAAATTCGACGTTCACAAAGACGAGTGCGCCGTCTACCGCGACGCGGGTCGCCACAGCTGCATCCTGCTCGGCGTCGACCGCAAGTACGTGCGCTTCGTGGCGTACTCGCCCGTCGAGCTCGTCGTTCAGCGCGAGTCGCAGGACGCGTTCTTCCGCCGCTTCGAGAAGACCGACTACGCCCCCGGCCGTGCCGCCCAGCGCTACCTGAGCGTCGAGGACGGCTACTCACCCAAAGTTTCAGCCGAGGTTCGTACGCTACTCGGCCGAATCGCGGACGGCAAGTTCGATCGCAAGGTCGAGCTGCCGGACGTCGACATTCCAGCGTCTACCCCCACCAACCCCGTCACCGAACCAGGAGAAGACGACATCATGGCATCCGCCAAGACCTCCGCGGCCAAGAAGGCCGCAACCCCCGCGAAGAAGGCGGCCGACAAGCCCGCCGCGAAGAAGTCCGCCGACAAGCCCGCCGCCAAGAAGGCCCCCGCCGCCGAGGAGGCCGGCACGCGCGGCCGCAAGCCGAACATCGACGGCTCGGCCAAGATCAAGATCCTCGTCAAGGAGAACCCGAAGCGTGCGGCCGCCGCGACCCGCTTCGCGCTGTACAAGAACGGCATGACCGTCGACGAGTACATCGCGGCCGGCGGCACCCGGGCCGACGTGAACTGGGACGTCAAGATGGAGTTCATCGAAGTCAAGTAGCCCGACGGGCCCGCGGCTTCGGTGCCGCACGAGGAGCGAGCAAGTGCGGATTGTCATCCCAACCTACGGTCGAGTCGCCAAGCAGACGACTCTGGCCGCCCTCCCGGACGCGCTGCGCCGGGAGGTTCTTCTCATCACGTCTGACGCAGCCGAGCACGAAGCTCTGCGGCGGACCCATCGGCACGTGAAGAACGCGCCGGTCAAGACCATCGCCGACAAACGCCAGTGGATTCTGGAGAACGTCAAGGACGACGTCTTCATGCTGGACGACGACATGGTCTTCTACAAGCGGTGCGAGATGCACTACCGCGACTACCGCGACGGGCGCTGGAAGGCCCGCCCTGGGCACAAGACGCTGAGCCTCGACTACGTGACGGACGGAGGCGTCCAGCGGCTGTTCGAAGAGCTGGAGTTCGGGCTGAACTCCGACCATTCGTCCGTCGGCATCAGCAGCCGCTTCGGCAATGACCTGGAGCCTCTCGACTGGAAGCGCGGCGCCAATCGGCTCATGCACGCCTTCGGCTACCGGCGGAAAGAGCTGGTGAAGATGAAGTTCAAGTTCAACGCTGTCGCTTTCCGCGAGGACTTCCACATGGCGCTCACGCTGCTGCGCGCCGGTCAAGAGAGCATTCAGTGCTACGACTGGTGCGTCGCCCCGGGGGCCTACGGCGCTCCCGGCGGCTGTAGCGGCGAGAGAACGGTCTCCGCCAGCGACGCCGCCGCGCACAAGCTCGCCGCGCTTCACCCTGGCTTCGTGCGCGTGGTCGACAAGAACTACAAGGGCACCCCTCGCAAGGAGGTGGTCGTTTCGTGGAAGAAAGCGCTGGAGAGCGGCATCAATGAGCAGCAGTGAGAAGAGACCCAGCGGCGCGCGACTGAGCGTGCTGAAGACGTTCGAGTCCGTGGCCGAGTGCGAGGCGCAGTACCGCATCATGGTGGCCGCGCCGGCTACCGTTGCCATGGCGGTGGAGCCGATGTCGCGGACGAGCTTCGCGATGCCGCTGGCGATGGCGCCCATCCCGCTCGGCTCGATCACCGACTTCGCTCACTGCTTCGAGCGGCTCTGGCGCGAGAACTCGCCGCGGGCCGCCTGCACGCGGGAGGCGTACCATCGCTACGTGACAACGCAGATGGAGCGCTCCGAAGTCCGCAACGGGCTCCGCACCTCGCTCCTGTCGGCGCTCGGGCGCCACTACGCGAGCATGGCGGGGCTGCCCATCTCGCAGAACGCCTTCGTTCATGGCGACGCGACGCTGTCCAACGCAGTCTGGACCCGCGATGGCGTCCGTCTCATCGATTTCTCCCCGCGCGCAGCGCCGCCGGAGTTCGAAGTCGATCTGTCGAAGATGATGTTCAGCGCACTCGGATTCGACACCGACGGCGCTCGTTCGCGCGCGCTTTGGCGCGAGGTCGAGCGGCTAATGCGTGAGTACCGGCCGGATCTGGCGCTCCTTGGCTACTACCTCGTGTCGCACGCGGTGCGAGTAGCCGCCAAGGAGCCGCCGTTCTTCCCTCGCCAAACCGAGTTCTACGAAAAGGTCATGAGCTATGCCACGCGCCTTTAACGTCGTCATCCTGGCCGCCGGGCGCGGCGAACGGTTCTCGGCTGCAGGCGTAACGACGCCGAAGCCGCTGCTGACGTTCAGAGGCCAGACGCTGCTCGATCACACCGCCGAGCTGGCAATCGAGATGAAGCCGGAGCGTCTCGTCTTCGTCGTGACCCCGGAAGTCGCGAAATTCGCCCGTCAAGACGCCCCGTACTTCGAAGAAGACTACATGGTCCCCGTCAGCATCACGCAGCCCGGCCCCGCGGCGAGCGCGCTGCTGGCCGGCGCGCATCTCCCGCCCGACGAGCCCGTGGTCTTCATGGACTGCGACAACTACTACGCGCCGGATCAGCGGGGGTGGATCGAGCAGCTGCCGATCGGGGACCAGTTCCTCACGGTGGCTCCGCAGCCGGTCTGGCTGTCGGCGACGAGTTTCTGCTGTGCTCGAGTGTGCGAGGGCTCCGCGCTCGACATGAACGAGAAACGCGGGTTCAACTACGAGCCTTCTCTCGGGAGTTGGCTGGTCGGCACTGGGATCTACGGATTTCCGAGCTTCGGCTACTTCCGCTCTCGTGCTGCGTCCGTTTTGCTCGGCGGCTCCGAGCGGTCTATGAGTTCGTTTCTGTCTCTCGGCTGCGGCGCCGTCGAAGTGAACGGCTGGCACCCTGTCGGCACGCCGGAGCAGATGGCCGTCGCCGAAAGGGCGGTCAAATGAAGATCGACCCGCTCCGCCGCTTCATGATGAAGCGGCACAACATCTACCTGAAGCGCGACGCCGGAGAAGCGAAGCCCTGGACCGATGACCCGGTCCTGCAGCGCTACCGGTTCTGCAACGTCTACCGCGAGCTGGACACGGTCACGATCTGGATTCGGGAGAACATCCGCGAGCCCTACGCCGACTGCCCGAATCTCTGGTTCCGGCTCTGCATGGCGCGACAGATCAACTGGCCCGAAACGCTGGCCGAGATCTACGCTGAGAGCGCCAAGTTCCGGGTGGGCGGCAACTACGACTGGCGCGAGATCCGCAAGATCATGCTGGCGCGGCAGGCCCGCGGCGAGAAGCTGTACACGGGCGCGTACATGCTCAATGCGCACGGTACGAAGCCCGACGACCCGAAAGACAAGGCGTTCTTCACCACGAAGCTCGTGCTAGATAGCGTGTGGCAGGACCGAAAGAAGGTCCGCGAGGCGTTCGAGTACGGCAGCATGCAGCAGGCGCACGCCGCGCTCCTGCCGTACCACGGATGGGGCGGGTTCACTGCCTACGAGGTAGTGTGCGACGCGCGCTACACGCGCTACGGGCAGAAAGTGCCGTGGCTACAAGACGCCCGCGGGTGGGCCCACGCGGGGCCCGGCGCCAAGCGGGGGTTGAATCGGCTCATGGGCCTGCCGGTTCGCAACGCCATGAGCGACGGCCGAGCACTGGACGCCATGCGCGCGGTCTACGCGAAACTGTTTCCGACGTGGCCCTTCAAGCCCGCGCTGGAGATGCGCGAGATCGAGCACTCTTTGTGCGAATTCGACAAGTACGAACGCGCTAGACTAGGCGAGGGCCGCCCCCGCGCCACTTACCCAGGAGTATGAATGTTCCACATCACTGCCCTCAACCCCGACGACGCGCTGCGTCAAGGACTCTCTCTGCTCGGTAGCACCGGCGCGAAAGAGTCCAGCCGCAACGGCACCGTGCTCGTCTCGCCTCAGCCCGTCACGACCGTCTACCCGGCGCCTCGCAATCGAGTCGCGCTCTCGCCGCTCCGCGATGCCAACCCGTTCTTCCACCTGTTCGAAGCGTTGTGGATGCTGGTGGGGCGAAACGACCTCGAGTTCCTGACGCGCTTCGTGCCGCGGTTCTCCGAGTTCTCCGACGACGGGCAGACGCTCAACGGGGCCTACGGCTACCGGTGGCGGTACCACTTCGGTCATGATCAGCTCTACGACGTCATCTCCGAGCTGCGCAACAACCCGAGCTCGCGTCGCGTGGTGATCGCGATGTGGGACGGCGCCAAGGACCTCTCGGCCGGCATGTTGAGCAACCCGAACTTCTCGCGCGACGTCCCCTGCAACACCCACGTGTACGTGCGGGTGAACGGCGCGCTGCTGGACCTGATGGTCATGTGCCGGTCCAACGACATCGTCTGGGGCGCCTACGGAGCCAACGTCGTCCACTTCACTTTCCTCCAGGAGTACCTGGCTTGCGCGATTGGCAAGGCGGTCGGCACGTTCACCCAGGTGAGCTGGAACTACCACGCGTACATCGATCGGGACGACGTTCGCAAGCTCATGAACGGGGCCGACGAACCCAAGACGCGGACGCATCAGCTCGAGAACCCGCCCCTCTTCACGGAGCCCCGGGACTGGGACACGTTCGATCGCGCGCTCAAAATGTTCCTCAAGGACCCTGAGGACCCGGAGCCGCCGTTCTGGCGGTTCCCGTTCCTGAACGAGGTGGCGTTGCCGATGTTCGTGGCGCACAAGCTGCACAAGGCCGGCAAGACCGAGGAGGCGATGCAGCTGCTGGCGCCGGACGTCTACCTCTGGCACGCGGCGGGCTACGAGTGGCTCGAGCGCCGGCTGAAGAAGTCCGTGCCGACGGCGGAGGTGCGCTGATCATGGGCAGCCTTTCGCTAGCACTCGTCGAGGGCCGTCTGCGCTGCGGCGAGACCCTTCGCTACCACACCTCGCTCGGCGGGCTCATCCGCCGTCAGGACGTGGCGCAGCACGTCTACAACCTCATCTGGCTCGCGACGACGTTCTACCGCGACGAGCCGCCGGGCGCGCTTCTTCTCCACCTGCTGGGCCATGATGCAGGCGAGCGGTTCACGGGCGACATCCCGGGCAACTTCAAGCGAAGACTCGATGCGCACAGTCAGGGCAACATCGACAACGTCGAGGCCGAGCTGCTGCGTGAACGTGTCGACTACGTCCCGCCGCCGCTTTCTGGCTTCGAGGCGGCGGTGGCCGATTTCGTCGACAAGCTCGAAGGGCTGCTCTTCTGCCGGCGCGAGCGGCTCATGGGCAACAAGCTGGTAGACCCCATCTTCGAAAACTATCTTGCCTACACCGGCAACGCTTTCGCCAAGCTGGCCCGGCTGCACGACGACCGCCCGAACTTCGACCTCGGCGCAGCGCGTGCGATCCTCGCCGAACTCAGGGAGATGGAATGAGCGCCAACGAACGCCAGGTGGGCGGTACCCACTACGCGGCCCCGTACCAGCACTGGGACTTCGTCGTCGATGCGAACCTCAGTTACCTCGAGGGGCAGTTCACCAAGTACCTGGACCGCCACGCCAAGAAGGCCGGGCGCCAGGACTTGGAGAAGGCCAGCCACTACCTCGAGAAGCTCATCGAGGTCGTGAACCAGGGGCGCTACCATCCGCACGGGCGCCACCGTCACGGCACGACGCCGCTCGCCCGCTACATCGCCGCGCGGCCCCAGCTGACGTCCGCAGAAAAGCGCATCCTCGGCGCGCTTTACTGCTGGGGGCGCGTCGACGAACTTGCCGAAATCCGGGATATACTGAACGCCTTCATCAAGGAGGTCTACCCGTGAAGTTCACCTGGAACCCTGCGCTCGCTGCCATGCCCGAAGCATTCATCTCGCTGTCGAAGCCGAAGCGCGTCGTCGACGCCATCTTCGGCCCGGACGACGAGGAAGCCCTCGCCCCGCCCGCGTTCCGCGAAGAGCTGGTGAGCGTGCACAGCATGGACTACGTCGACAGCGTCCTCAACGGCACGCGCCGCAACGGGTTCGGCACCCAGGACCAGCGTACGCTGGCGCACGTCCTGGCCGCCAACGGCGCCATGCGCACCGCGGCCGAGCTGGCGCTGAAGAACCCGGGCGACCCCATCCTGGCGCCCGTCAGCGGGTTCCATCACGCAGGCTTCGCGGACGGCCACGGCTACTGCACGTTCAACGGGCTCGTGCTGGCGGCCCTCGTCGCGCTCGGCTGCCCGATCGTGGGGCGCGTGCTGATCATCGACGGCGACGGCCACTACGGCGACGGCACCGACGACGTGATCGCGAGGCTGGGGCTCGGCGCGTACATCCGCAACGTGACGCGCATGAGCCGCACGACCTGGTTCCACCGGATCGACGCCGCGCTGCGCGACGGCCCGTGGAACCTGATCCTGTACCAGGCAGGCGCCGACGCCCACGAGAACGACCCGTACGGGGTGGGCTACCTCACCGACAACGACTGGCGCGACCGTGACGAGATGGTCTTCCTGACCGCCATGACCACCCGCACCCCGATCGTCTGGAACCTGGCGGGGGGCTACAACGGCGCGGAGACCTACCGACTTCACGCCGAGACCGGCCGCGTCGCGCGGCTGGCGAGCGGACTGCTGGCGCGTCGTCTAGCGGCGGAAGAAGCCGCGGCCGTTGCGAACGCCGCCGCCGCGAGCGAACTCCAGACCTGAGTACAGGTTCGCGCGCGCCCCGGGGCGCCCATCGACGATGTCGCTCACCAAGGCGGCGCGGCGGAGGGCGCCCTCGCCAATGGTGTCGTAAAGACTCTTGGGGATGCCGAGGCTCTCGCCTTCTCTCAGTAGCGTAGCCAGCACGCTGAAATCTGCCGGGTCGGAGCTTCGGAAAGCCCGACGCCGAGCTTCCTGCAGCTTTGCTGCGAATTCCTCTCCTCCTGCTTTGCCTTTTGCTGCGTGCGCCGTTTCGTCCATGCGGCGGATCGTCTGCAGCGCGCCCTCTGCCTGCAGTGCTCCGACCTGTTCTACGGGGGATCGCCTCATGAACTGCTCTGGATCGACCCTGCGTTGGTGAGCGAACTGGAATGGATCGAGTGCGATCTGACGGCTCAGCTCCGGAGCGCGTAGTAGCGCTGCGGCTTGGTTGAGGTTGCGCCGGTGCTCGTTACGGCGAGTGAGCCCCGTCGAATCGACCATGTTGACGAGCTCGGGATTCTCGAGCAAAGTACCGAACATCGCTGCGTAGGCTCCGCGCCCCGCACCCGCGCCGCTAGAGGTGCCTGGAGGAGCGAGCATAGACGTATCGAACATGACCCGCGGCCGGTACCGCGGAAAAGTGGCGGTGTCGCTTGGCCCGGGACTCATCACGTAGTCCATCGAAGCCTTACCCGCCGCGCCGGGCACGGTGACGCTGGTCGAACCCGGATAGTCGCGGAATTGAACCCCGAACTGATTCTCGAGATCAGCTCGCGACTGTCCGTAGCGACGGCCTCGACGGAACATGTCCGGCACGTCGTCCGCTGCGCGGTAGAACTCTTCTCCGACGGCGCGCTCGAGTTTCTTCTGCGCGCTCGCGCCGTTGATGAGCGCGGTGAGGAGTTTGGCCAGCGGCCCTTCGCCGCTCATAGCTTGATGAAACCTTTGCTGTAGAGGTACGAGAGCGCGGCCACGGCAACCACGCCTAGCACGGTCAACCCCTTGGAGACGACGCTGCGGCCAACCTCCTCGTACATCTTGCCGGTCATCTTCTGCACCGCCTTGGCGGCCGCTTTCTCGGCGATCCGCTCCATCTGCGCGTCGGTGAGAGGGACTGGTCCGCTATCCGTCGGCTCGCTCATGGCCGCTCCTGCTCGGTTTGACGTAGGAACTCCAGCCCACCGCCCACCGCGTCGCGTCCGCGAGGAGCGACAAGCAGAGGCGTAAGCTGCTCGATGTGGCGCACCGCCGCCGGCACCGTCGTTTGAGGCGGCCCGACAGCGAGCCCGTTGCCTTCGATGGCGCGCCGGGCCGCATTCTGCTCCATGAGCCGCTTGGCGGGCCCCGTAGCCCACGGCCCGACGAGCGGGAAATGCTCGGTACGGCTGAGAAAGTCTTTCAGATCCACCAGCGAGTTCGAACGGTTCACGAAACTACCGTTCGGCGCTTCGGCGGTGAGCCGCAAGTACTCGAGCGTGTTGCGGAGGCTTTTCAGCTCCTCTGGCTTGAACATGAGCGAGAGTTTCTCCTTCGGAAAATCGCGCAGCATCTTCATCGCCGAGCCCGCGGCGCCTACCGCGGTGGACTCTGTCTTGTTCATGGCTGCGGAGGCCACCGTGTCGACGAAGTGGCGACGGATCAGCCCCTGCGTCTCTTGCGGCAGTGTGCTCCACAGGCCGGTGAAGTCCTTCACGCTGCCGTTCATGATGTACCGGGTGAAGACGCGCTCCGCCGCGATCGCCGGCTTCCGGGAGGCCAGCTCTGCGATCGCTGCCGACGTCTCTTCCCACTCACCCATCTGACGACGGGCCTGGTTCGCAGCGCGGAACTTGTCTAGAACGGCGCTGCCTTTGTCCGTGTTCGTGAACTTGGCGTCGTCGAGCAAAGCTCGCAGATCAGCCTTCAGCGAGTTCAACGCTACGCCTTGCGGCGTACCGACGGTAGCGCCGTAGTAGCTGTTGATGTTCTGCCAGAGCTGAACCGCGTCGCGAATGCTGAGCTTCCCGCCTTCGGTCTCGAGAGCTTCAAGCTGCTTCCTGAAAGCAGGCGGCAGGTCGTCGTAGAGCTGCTGGACTTTCAGGTTAGAGACCGCGTTGCGAACGAAATCGGGAGTGTTCGCGATGCGATGGTAGCCCGCGGCGTCCGACTTCAACTCGCTGTACAGCGCATCGATCGCTTTGCGTTTCGCCGCGGCTTGCGCTGCGATATCGTCGCCGATAGCGGTACCGACTTCGTAGGGCGATTTCTGTGGGCCGAACGCGCCCCCGCGCTCGCGGAGGTGGGCCGTGGCCGTGTCGCGCTGGCTGGCGAGATACGTACGCAGAGTCTCTTCCGGCGAGTTCGCTTCGCGGCTGAACTGCATGGGGTCGCGAGTCGCCTGACCGAGCGTCAGTGGCGGGAGGCCTTCCGCCTCGGCGATCAACCGGTTCCTCACTGCGGCGTTCGGAAGCTCACCCGTCACGCTCACGGCGCGACGCGTGGCTTCGCGGAGCGAAGCTCGGACGGTCTCCGGAAGCTTGGCCCAGTCGATGTTGTTACGCTGTGCTTGCTCGGTGAGGTACGCTTCCAACGACCGCGGATCCGCGACCGTCTTCTGGTCGACGCTGGGCGCGACCATCCGCTGGGCTGTCCGCTTGATGGCGCCCACTGCGTTCTGGCCGATTTCGGTCGCCTTGTTGATGCCGAGCGCGACGAGCGGAGCCGCTACCGCGCCGAACGCGCCGCCCATGGCGGTCTGCTTCGTCTTGTCCCACAGCAGCCCGAGGTCCGAGCGTTTCTCGCTGTCTTCCGAAGGGCCTACGAGCCCCGTCACCGCGCCCGAAGCGGCGCCGGCCTTCGTGATCTCCATCAAATCCTGCGGGTTCTGGAGCGCTCGGCTTCCCGAGAGCCCGAAGAGACCTCGCAACGTCAGCACGTCGAGCGGAACCGTGCCGGAGAGCGCCGCCCAGTCGAAACCCTCGGAGCCGGCGCGCGCGCGAGACTCTTTCTGCAGCTCTCGGCGCTCGGCGTTCATCCCCTGAACGCGTCGCACGTCGTCCTCCGACGCCAGGCCGACGCGCGCGCCGAGACGAGCCGCCATCTCGGCCGCGGGGTCGATGCGATTGATCACCGCGCCGCGCGCCGCGCGCTCCAGAAAACTGTCGGCCAACGCGCCAGGCTTGCCGGTGCCGCGTTGCGGGGCCGATTCCGCGCGGGCTGGAGGCGCCGCAGCAGCGGGCCCAGAAGCCGCGGTAGCTGGTGCGGCAGCAGCCATCTGCTCTTGTTTCACACGAGCGATGACCTCCGGCGAGGTGCCTTTCGGGAAGCGAAGGATCCGACCGTCCGGAAGCTGCTCGATGATGCGGTCTTCGTCCACGGCGAGCTCCTACTTCTTCGGCGGCAGCGGGCGGCCCTGCGCGTCGAAGTCGACCACGTTCGGCGTGCTGGTCGGATCGTTCGGATCGATCATGATCAGCGGAGCTACTCGCTCCAGCCCCGGAATAGCCATGATCTGGCGAGCGCGGGTGTTGTAGTTGTCGATGCGTTTACGAGCGCGCTGCGCCAAGGTCAGCAGACCTGCGCGAATCTCCCGCGGATCGTCCCACAAGTCGCCGGCTTGGGCCTTCTTCAAGATCGCGCGCTCGTTGTCCGTGATGGCGCCCTGACCCTTCATCTGAGAGCCGGCGTCAAGTTCTAGCTGGGCCAGCTGCTGCAGGACGATCTTGGTATTCGCAAGCCGCTCGCGATTGTCCTTGCCACCAAACCCGCCAACTTCGGCCAACCGCCCGAGGACCTGTGCCGCCGTCGCGCCAGGACCAACCATGTTCGGCGCGTCCAGCGCGGTGAGAAGCGTGTTGATTGTGCCGATCGTGCCGACTGCGCCCTGGGCCCCCGCGTGCGCGTCGCCGAACGTCTTGCCGACAACGTCCATGAAGGAATTCAGCAGCGGCCTCTCGGTGCTGACATTGACCTGCGGCGCCGGCTGATGCGTCATGAGCTTGCTCACGTACGTCTGCCAGTATTGACGATCCGGGCTTCCAGGCGCCGTCTCTAGCAGCTTCGCGAGCGCTTTCTCGAACGGCAGCCGCTTCTCGCCGCCGCTAGCGATCGTCGTGCTCTTCTGCGTGACCGGGTTGATCGAGACCAGGTTCGTGTCGGCGCCGACTTTATGCAACTCCGGCTTCTGAACCGCGCGATAGGGGTCGAGGCGCGTGAGCGCGGCGGTCGTCAAAGACTGACGAAGCTCGGCGGGATCGCGCGGCAGACTGGCGAGGAACTTCTCCGCCATCGCGCCGGGCACGCGTCCCTGCTGCACGAGACCGGAGATCTGCGCTTCGAGCCGCTCGTGCGACAGCTGCGGGTCCATGAGCGAGGCGCCCGCCGCGGCGTCGAGCGTGGCGCGCTGGTTCGCCTGCTGAGCGAGCATGGCCTGCTGTCGCTGCTGGGCCACGCGGGCCACCACAGGGAAGTACTTGGCGGCCAGCGCGTCCTGCTTCGTCTTCGCGTCGCTGTATCCCGCCAGCGCGTTGCCGTAGGCCTCGCTGAAACTAGTCGCGGGCTTCATCCAGGCAGCAGCCCGCGCCTGGAAGGGCGCCTCCGGGTCGGTGAACTTCCGCGCCTCGCCCATGAGCGCTTCGGGCGTGAGGCCCCCGAAGACGTCGCCCGACTCCGCCAGGAGAGAAAGCGGAGAGTTTGGCGTACGCGGCGCGGCCGAGGGGGCCCGCGGTCCGGGCGCTTCGGCTTCGTCGCCTGGAGAGAGATCTTCTTCGTCCATTGGCCGTCTCTCGCGTTACGGGCGGTCGCCCAGCGTGTTCCCGACGTTCGTGCCCGCTGCCGCGCCGGGCTGCTGTTGCGGGAAGAGTCCGCCCTGAGGGATCTGATTGATGAACGAGCCAATCCACTGCAGCGGGCTGGCTTGCGGGGTGCCGGGAGCGTTCGAAACCGACGTGGCGCCGCCCGGCAGCTGCATGCCGGAGATGAGCCCTCGCAGCTGGTTCAGCTGGTTCATGTCCCAGCCCTGCTGCGTCTGCCAATCGGTGTACGCGGTGTTCAGGCCGAGCTGCTGGTTCTGCTGTTGCAGCCCGCCGAGGCCCGTGAGCGCGTTCGCGTCGCCGATGCGGAGGTTCTGGCTCATCTGGCCAAGTGCTCCGAGCTGCTGCCCCGCGCCGAGCCCGATCTGCGCCGACTGGAGCCCGCCGGTCATTGCGCGGTTGGCGTCCGCGCCGAAGATGTCGGCCGAGGACCGGTAACCCGACTCGAGCGCGTTGGCCTGGGTGCCGGAGATGTTGTCTTGGACGTCCCGCGCGGCCCGCGTCGCGGCGTCCGCGAACCGCGTGGAGCCGAACTGCCCGTTGGCGGCGAACGAAGCTTGGATCGATGGAAGCAGTCGCTCGTTGAAGTTCTGGTTTCCACGTCGCGCGATATCGTCCACGACCCGCGAGGTGTACGGGCTCATGTACTCCTGAGCCGCGCCGGGCCAAGTACGGGGCGTGCCAGCGGCGCCGAGCTGACCCAGCGCGCCGGTGATCGCCGACTGAGCCTGCGTCAGCCACGGCGCCTCTGAGCCCGCGCCGTTCTGCACCATCGTGATGGCCGCCTGCTGCAGCGGGGAGAGCCCCGCCACTCGCGCACCTTCGTACGGGGTGTAACCGCGGTTCGCGATGTCGATCCCGCGCCCTGCCATGTTTTGCAGGAAGTCGGTGTACCAGGCCGGCAGCGTCTGCTGCGTGGCGGTGGCCGTGGTGTTCGCGGTCTGCGGATTGTTGGTCAGATTGTCGAGGATCGTCATGATGAAGCTCCGCGATCAGCTCGGGAGGTAGGCTTCGGGCGGTTTGGCCTTGGGCGGGATCTCGGTGGGAGGTGCGGAGCGCTTGTGGCGCCGGATGTTCTCGCGCATCTCGTCGAGGATACGCGCGCCCTCGTCGTTTGAGCCGTCTCCGAGCGCGGAGACCACGTCCGCGTCGAACACGTACTCGCCCGGGCTCAGTGCCGCGTCGACCTGGTCGTCTTGGCCGCCGCCTTCGCCCGACATCACGAACCCGGGGCCTTCATGCTGCGGACCGCCGAGCATGCTCAGCGGGCCCTCTTCCATGACCTCGCCACCCGCGGCGTACTCGCCCGCACGGCGGAGCCTCTCGACCGTGACGCGCGGGGCGCCGGGGCCTGGCATCGGAACGCTGGCAGCCGAACGCGGAGGCGTCGCAGCCCCGCGCTGGTAAACAGCACGGAGCGCGGCCTCCTCTGCGGGGGAGGCCCCGTTCGGCCTCCGAATCGGACCTCGGGTCCCCGGCACCGGGTCCGTGGGGCGTCGCGCCGGCAGCACCTCGCCACCGTCGGCGTAGGCGTCCCCGGGGCGCGCGAGCTGATTGAGCGGATGCGGCGGCGGCTCGTAGATCATGCGCGTGAGCATCTGGCGGTCGCGGTCCGTCAAGACTCCCTGCCCCATCGTTGAGCTGAGGAGACGCATGATCTCGAGCGGCGACATCTGCTGCACGCGGTCGTAGAACCCGGTGCGCGGCGCCGGCAGCACCTCACCACCGTCGGCGTACTTCGGCGCCATCGGATCGACGCCGTAGCGTTGAAGCGCAGTGGCGCCCGAAGGCTGCGTTGGCTGAGTCAGAGGCGAGGTGAAGAAGCGCTGCGAAGCCGCTTGCTGCGCGGCATTCCACGTCGCGTTGGCGTTGTTGCCCGGGAGCATGCTCTGCAACTGCTGCGGCGACAGGCGCCCTGCTCCGCCGACCGCGCCTTGGCTCCCGGAGTTGGCGCGGTAGGCCTGGTAAGCGCCCAGTAGGCCGAGGAGCGCGTTCGCTTGGTTGCGCGACTGAGGGTTGCCCTGCCAGATCTGGCCGAGCCAGTTGCCGATGGAGCTCAGTGCGCCGCCGCCCGCTTCGGCGATCCCGTCCCACCAGTTCGGCTCGCTGCTGTTCCAAGGCGAACCGCCGGAACCCTGCGTCAAGCCCGGGTCGCCGTAGTTGTTGCCCTCGCGACTGCCCCAGTCGAAGTCGTCGACAGCTGCCGGCGCGGGCTCGCCGTAGTCCCACGTGTCGGTTTCCGGCAGGCTGTCGTCACCGTAGGTCCACATGTCGGTTTCCGGGATGTCCATGCTGCCCTCTGCTTGGCTCGAAGAAGAGCCACCACGATATGAGTTGGGGTTTGTGAGCGTTCCGCGCAGCGCACCTGCGAACGCGTCGTCAAGGTCGCGTCCGGCTACTACGCCGCTGGCGGTCCTCCCGCCGAGCGAGCCCGCGAACCCGCCGCCTAGCACGTCGCTCACGCCCGCGCCCGTGCCGCCGCTAGCGGCGCCGGCAAGGATGGCGTCGAGATCGAGGTCGTCGCCGCGCGCTGCGCTGCTCAATGCCGCGCCCGACGCGCCTGCGGCCGCGCCGCCCAACGCCGCTGCGGCGGTGGAGCCGAAACCCGCGCCCGTCGCTGCGCCAGAAGCAGCGGCACCGATCGGCGCGGCCAGCCCGGAGAGAGCGCCCGCTCGCGCGCCGTCCATGAAATTCCCACCGCGCGCCTCGGCGAGCGTACCGTTGATCAGCGCATTGCGCGCGGCGGTGGTCGCCATTTGCTGTGCGGCGGCTCCGCTAGAAGCAGTCGATCCCGCGCCTGCAGCACCGGCTTCTGCAGCACTTGCGCCGGCGCCGCCATACGTCGCGCCTGCAGCGCCGAGGCCAGCAGCGATGAGAATGGGTGCGATGGCGTCGATGTTGTCGTGCAAATTGGTTTGCATCGACGACACCTGACGCGTCATCGTCGGTTCGCCCACCATCTGCCAGCCGTTCGGCCCCTGCTGATACGTCACGTCCATCGTGTCGTACTTGTGGCCGCCGGGCCGCTGCATCGTGACAGCGACGCGCCCATCACCAAGATCTCGGATCCCCTCGTATTTGGAGCCGAACTGCGCGAGATCGCCGGAGCGCCACCGTGGGTCGAAACCCCAGTCGTTCGCCGCGCCCGACATCAAAAGGCCAATCTCGTCTTGCGTCGCACCTGCGTTCTGGACGCCCGCCCAGTCGTAGCTCGCGCCAGAGCCGTCCGGTCCTTGATCCAGCCTGTACTGCTCGAAGCGTCGAGCAATCGGCGCCTGCAGGTTGAGCGTGCGGATAGCTGCGTAAGGATCGACCGCTCCACCGTCGGCGAATCTCGCGAGCATCGTCAGCGGAGAGTTCATGCGGCTACCTGCATCAGAGCCGCGCCCCAGACCCGCCAAGAAGAGAACGAACGGGGCAGCGGAGTTGCCAACGTAGACAGGGCTGGCAGCGCAGACAGCTGCTCGGCCCACGAAACCCATGCGGCTTCCGGTCCAGGGTAGGGTGGATTATAGCTCGCCAACTGCTCGCATAGCTCCGCTGCCCAGCGCTCGAAAGGCGTGGTGTAGGGGTCGACGTACGAGGACAGAAGGCTCATCCTCGCGCGTCCCCCGGCGCGAGCGTGATCTGAACGTGACCCATCTGGTAGTCACCGCCCGCGACGTTGCTTTCGAACCGCAGCGAGAGCTGTCTGCGCTGCTCGCGAAGATCAATCTTCTCCGTAGAAGGGTCGAAAACGTAAGGCTCTGAGGTCACGACTGGGCTGTTCGCGTAGCTGGTGCCACGAACCGTGACCGTCATCCCGCCCGTCTGGACGAAGTCGGGCTCGATGCGAGTGATCCGTGTTTGAACGTTCGGCCCTGCGGGAGCGCCGCCACCTGGGCCGCCCGACATGAAATTGAAACGATCGGTCTCGAACGCAGAGGGGATCGCGGTGACCTCGTCGAGATAGACACGATCGGTACCGGTCTCGTGCATCCAGATGGAGTTCAAAGTCGTCGTCTCGAGCCCGATGATGAGCCCAGAACCGCCCGCAAACGCCACTGTGACGATCGTCTCATCGAGCTGAAACCGCGCCGCACTTGTGTTTTCGATGTAGATCTCGTCGTTCGCGGCTCCCTCAACCCGAACAACACGCCCTTGGGCCCCCGAAGTCGCACCCTGAACGTTCTGGCCTACTGCGAGGATGCCGCTGAGAAGAACGCGTGCGATCTGGCAAGGGCGCTCATCTCCGCCAGCGAGAACCGGAGCGCGGAAAACCTGAGGCGAGGCGCCCGCGGAACGGCCGATCGGCGTGTCGTACCAAACGCCTTCGCGGACGTTGAAGATGATCGCGTGGTTCGGCTCGGTCGCGTCTCCGAATGGAAACACCCACCAAATCTCGCCGAAATGCGGCACCTTGAACCCGAACATCTTGTTGGCGTGCCGCCGATTGATGTTGTCGAGAAAGAAGTTCAGATTCATGTCATTCGGCAACTCTTGAACTGTGCCGTTGTACATGAAGAACCTATCGACCCCCGGCCAGAAGAAGATGCCGTTGTACTCGACCACAGCATTCTTGCCCATGATCGAGATGTCGGTCGAGATGCTATCGTACCGCCACACCACGGTGCCGTCGTTGACCAGTGTCACCCGAATGAGCGAGTCGAGTGCCCAGAAAAGCCCCGCCGGCGACTGGCCGCCCCCGCGCATCGGGAGGCCTTTCACGATTTTCGTGGCGGCCACATTCGCTGTGTTGGTCAAACCGCCAGACCACCCTGTCGCGACCGAGATGTCGTTGGCGTTAGAGTTTCTGATGAGCCCGTCAGCGCCGTAAACGAAGAGGAACGGTTGAAGAACGCAAACTCCGCCCGCCGTGGTGATGGGACCCGAGCCGTCCGCCACGGGGACGAGCGGCGTTGCCGCATCGAGCCCTCCATAGTAGATCCCGCCGGGGGTCTCGTCGGCGATGTTCTCGGCGTCGTACGCGGCGGACGCGATGAGAAACACTTGGCCGCTACCGCCAGAATCGAAAAGCGAGGTCGCCTGCCAGTTCACCTGGTCGTTGAACGTCATCGCGGGCGAGGGGCTGCGAGACGTCGCTCCGCCGCCGCCACCGTGAATGTCGAATGTGACCTTGTCGACGCCACGAGTCGAGAAAACATGGGCTGCGTTGATCGTCGTACCCGCCGAGACGAAGACGCTTCGCGGGGCGCCCTCTAGCGTGTTCGCGATGAGCTTGTAGCCCGCCATCTTACGCGGCAGCCCACGCTGAAACCTGGTCCAAATTGCGTCGGAGTAGAACTGGCTATCCAGCACCGTGCCGTCGCGACGAACCCCTGGCTTGGTCCGCAGCGGGAAGACGGTCGCGGGCGGAGGAGCTTCGTTTTGCTGCGGCGGAGGCATAGGGGTCAGCTCTCTTGCGTGGTCCGATCCGAGCTGCGGCGGGCATCCTCGGCCGTCATCGAGGTGAGCGCGGCGACGTACTGAACGCTCCAGCGATCGGACTCGCCGTAGTTCTTGAGGAACAACTGTGCGTGTTTCATGCAGTTGTACAGGAGGAGCTGCGGCGCGTTGGCGGTCAGCCAGTTGGTCTGGTTCGAACTGCTGAGTGGATCGAGGCGCGCGTTGTAGACCAACTCGAAGTCGTAGCCGCCTGCGGGCGCCGGCGCGAGAAGGAAATTGTTGACGTTGTACTCGGCGTAGAACCGCGGCACGCCTCGGCTAGCGATGGTGTTGACGGGGGCGTAGTTGCGCACGTACTCGAGCGTACGTTTCAGAACCGGACGCCAACCCTCGTCTGGGGAGTTTATCGTGAAACTCACGGTGTTGCGCCAGTACGACGGTTTCTCGACGATGGGATCGGCGATCGTCAGCGCTGCCTGCACAACCAGCTCGTTACCGAGCACCTTCAGATCTGTCGCGACTTCGTTCTCGGCGAGAAGAATGAGGTTCGGAATCTCGGCGATCAGCTCGTCGTCGTTCGTCTTGTCGGAGTACTCTTTGATGGACGACACCAAAGAGTCGTAGGTCATGACTGCGGCGGCTGGCATTTTCTGGTCTCTTTCTTCAATCTGAGGGTCGCTGCGGCTTTCTTCTTTGCTACCTCTTTGAAATGCGCGCGTTTCGCTTTCTTTCTGCTGCGAATGAGCCCCAGCTCATGCTGAAACTTGCCGCGCGCCATCGCTAACTCATGCTGCCAAATACGAGCCGGAAATGCGCAGGTTTCCCGTGCCGGTTATCGCGAACTGAGTGAACGCATTGTTGTTGAAGAAGTCGATCTGCGTCCCAGTCCGCCCTTGCGCGAACAAATCTGCAGCACCTTGGCTGAATACCGGGAACGACTGCGCAGCCGGGGAAGCTGCGATGGGGAACGGCAGCCCATCGACGATGAGCTGCCCGGTGCCGGTGGCGGCGGACCAGCGTACGTCCAGCTGGAAATGCACCCAGCTGCCGATTTTCTGATAGACGCCAGCCTGTTTCGTGTAGGTCGTGACGCCCGCGGTCGTCGCTCCGAGCACCGTGGGAGTGAACGTCCCCTCGCCTGCGACGAGTCCGCCGCCAGCGATCTGCCGAACGTTGATGCCGTCGCAGACTAGAACGGCCGAAGCCCCCGCGGCAACGAGACTCGTGAGCCCACCACACGTGAACGTCAGCGCGAACCCGCCGAGAGTCGAGTTCGTTACGTAGTAGACCTGGATCGTTCCCGGCAGCGTGATCGTAGCTGGGCCCGCGAGCGAACCGGTGTACTCCTGTACGACGTTGGAGGCCTCGTTCAACGTCAGCGCGACGCTGCCAGAGATTGATTTCTCGAGCCGCGTGAAGTTGAACTGGAGTTTACGCCCGAGCCCGATAGTCCAGAGATTGACGCCCCCATCGCAGTAGACGAGGCAAGAATCTCCGGGCTGTATCACGAACCCAGCCGAGAACGTGTCGATGAAGTCGGAAAAAGCAGGGTCAAGAAGCAGCGCACCCGTACCCTGGTTGCGGATACCCATGAGGAACCCGCTGCCAAGCGCCGAAGCGAAGTCGAACGACGCGGTCCCGGTCCCACCTTGCCACACCTGGGTCTTGGCGCGGTAAGTTGCGTCAACGGTGAAGTTCGTGGTCTTCGACTCGACGGGCCAGTCGAGTCGCACCAACGCGCCGGACGCCTCGAGCCCAGCTCCCGCAATCGCAGCGGCGTCCAGCGAGCCAGACCCGACGCCGTAGAGCACCGTCCGCCACGCGCCGCCTTCCGTCGTGTTGGAGACCAGGTATACGAGTCGCGAGGCCCCCGGCGCGATGGTGCCGACGGTGACGAACTGGTAAGTCTGGATCTCGATGGTCTCGGATGAGAGGTTGGAGAAAAGGATCGACTCCCCTACCGAGACAACGTTCGCCGGCGGAAGGTAGATGATCTGCCCAGAAAGCGCGCTGGTGACGTCGATCTTGCTCGCAACATAATACGAGGATTCGTCGTACCCAGCCCACACGAGCTGCAGCGGGTTCACTCCCGCTACAAGCGAGCGATAGGAGACAGGGGACGGGCGGACGACGCCTCCGCCGAAAGGATCGATGTAGGTGGCGGGCATGCTATCCCCTGAGGAGAATCGTGGCGGACGCGGTCAGAAGCCCCACGCCGCTCGACATCGTAAACGGACCCGGGTCTTCTTGCGAAGCAACGACGTCGCGCTCTGCACTGCAGACCAGGACTTCTATCTCTTGTCCATTTGGTCCAGGACCGTACAGCTGACTGAACCCAGCCGGCGCCGCGGTAGCGTTATGAATGCCGTCGTGGCCTCCGATTGCCAGCGCAAGGAAGCTCTGGACTCCAACCCCCGGCGCGCACAAAGGCGGATCCGGCGGCGCAGCTCCGTTGAAGGCGATCGCGCTGTAGATGTTCGCCAACGAGCCGCAATTCGCGATAGAGAAAGCCCTGGCGTACTGCCAAAGCGAACCGCCGCCCGTCACAACGCAGGAATCGCCGCCGGTGGCGACTCGGGCAAGAATCGTGAGTCGAAGCGCGGTAGACGACCCATCCTCGACGAGTTTCGTCCAACCGGTAGCGCCGTAAGACGTGCCGCCACTCTGAGAGGCATGGGCCACAACGAGCACTTCGCCCGGCGCCGCCGCGGGGAGGTTCACGGGGTAAGAGGCAACGAACGCTTTCGGCGTGTTGGCGCGGCCCGTGACGACTGGAGTCGGCGCTACGGAGAGCGCGCTGTCCGAGAAGACGACCCCGTCCGCTGCGACCCCGATGTGCTCGAAGATGCTGATGGGCGGCTGCGGGATGAGCTCGACTTCCGGCCGAGGGTACCTCAGCGTGATATCCTCGGTCTTCCGCGCCGGCAAGCGCCACGGGTCGAAGTGATCCCAGCACCCAGGCTTGTCGCACACACGGAGCCCAGGAGAGTTGCCGTCGTTCCGCATCGACGCCAACGGCACCTTCATCTTGCACCGATCGCAGATGCCGATGCCGACTGTCGGCAGCCCGCGGGTGTCGAGGAAGAGGCTCACCTGGTGTAGCTCCCGATGCGGGGCGCCAGTGTGATCGGGGCCCCATCGCTCTCAGAGCCCGCAGCCTCGGCCTCGGCTTTCTCGGCGATGCCGGTCAGGATCTCGTAACGACCCGGCGGCACAATCTGGGCCGGCAGCTCGAGACAGACGCGCGGCGCCAGGAGCGAGATCACCGCGTCGAGCCAGCGTTGCGGCGCCTCGATAGCGTTGGTGTACGCCCCGGGATCTTGCACTTGCCGCTGGAGGTAGACGCGCATCGCGCAGTCCGAGGCCGGAACCGGCCACAAGACCATGCGGGGCTGGTCGAATTGCTTGTCGTACCAGAACTGCAGCGGCCACTGCGAGGTCGACGTCTTGTTCGGCAGAAGCGCGTAGTTGTCTCGCGACAACTTACTGATCTCCGTATCGCTGAGCCCCGCGTTCGACATGAACACCGCGGCCCCGAACGCGCGCGTCGGGTTGAACGTGTCGCGAACGCGCCACTGAGTCGCAGAAACCAACTTCGTGGCGTCGAGCCCGTACGACACGCCGGGCACGTTCTGTAGGGTAGCCCCGCCCACTGCGACCCACGTGGCGCCGTCCAGGTACTCCAACACGAGATCGTAGCGCCCCGCCGTCGGCAGGGCCACGGTCACGCTGAAGATCGTATCTGGGGCGGCCAGCGTCGTAGCGTTGACCCCCAAGGAGCCCGTCGCGGACGTATACCGGTTGGCGACTCGGCGGTACATCACCGTCAGCGCGTCCACCGTGCCGGGCGGCATGGCGTACTCGTAGCGATTGGCCTCGAGCGCGACAGTCAATTTCTGAACGCACCAGAGCTTCAAGCCCTTGGTGGCCAGATTCGACAGAATGAGGAAGAGATTCTCTCGCGCCGACATCTGCTGCTCGGCCGTGATGATCGAGGCCGAGACGCCGCAGCGGCGCACAGCATGCTCGATCACCGAGGTGACATCGAGCACCGTCTGCCCGACGGTCTTGGAAGTATCCGCAAGGCTCGACGCCATGAGAGAACCTCTCCTTCTCTGCGCTCAGCGAATGCCGGGCGTCAGCACCTTCATCGTCGACTCCGAAGCCCCTACCGACTGGTTGAACCGCACCGCGCGGGCGTGCAGCCCCAGCGAAGCGACCACTGTCGCCGTGGCTCCGACCAAAGCCGCGGTGGGCGCTGCGGCCCAGACGGCTGAACCCGAAGCCGGGTCGTCCAGCGTCACCTGCGCTGTGACGGTGGCCCCGGCGCCTGGGATCAGCATCACCGTGGGTGGCTGACCCACGGTGTTCGGATCCAGCGCCAGCGCAGCGCTGTTGCCGATGCCGGTCCGCGCGATCTGTTGCGCAGCGCTGCTCATGCGGGCCTCACGCCTGCGTCACGCCGAACGCGCCCACGCGCGTGGCGTTCGGGCCACAGCCGATCGCCGGCACCGCGATCGCCACCACCGCCCGGCGCGTGCCGTTGGCCGCGTTGCCAGCGAACGCGATGGTGCCGCGCACGTCGCCCGTCGCCGCCGTGGCGGGATCGGTCGTCACCGCGGCGACGAAGGTCGCGGCGTTGTCGGCCAGCGTGGCGTCCCACTTCACCGAAACGAGGTAGGCCGGGTCGGTCACCCGGATCGGCAGGCCGAACGTGTTGTTGAAGCCGACGGTCAGCCCGTTGGTGCCGGCGGCGGCGTTGGTGTTGACCACGCGGGTCACTTCCTTGAACGCCTTGGTCGTGGCGACCGTGCTGGTGCTGGGGGCGGCGACGTTGGCGGTCATGAACTGACCGTACTGGTCGTAGCCCTCGACGCGGTACGTGGCGGTGTTGGCGCCCGCGGCGGTGATCGTGACGCAACGCGGCACGTCCAGCACGTACGAGAGCGTGCCGTCCGGCAACGTCCGCACCGTGACGCCCGTGCCGGCGGCCAGCGAGAACGACGCGCCAGAGCCCGGGTTCTGCGAAGTGGCGAGCCCCGCCGCCTGGAGCGTGAGCGGGACGAAGTCCCAGACGAAGACGCGGCCCATGGGGCCCACACCCTGCGCCATGCGCGAAGGGCCGGACGCGCTTTCCAGCATGCCTTGGCCGTTCGCGATCGCGGGTCCGAGGAAGATGTCGTCGGAGATCTGCATGATGAAGTTCCCTTGAAAGAGCTTCTAGGAGAAACAGCGACCCGCGCGGTGCATGAACACTCGGTGCGCGGGTCGCCAGGCGGTACGCGTACGACCCTCAGCGGGCCGCCACGCGATCAGGCACCGGGGGTGCCCCAGAGGGCGCGCCAGTCGGTCCAGCCGGTCTCGTAGCGCTCGGTGGCCTTGTAGCGGACGCTGTCGGTCTCGAAGTCGCCTTCCATCGACTTCTCGAGCTTGCGCCGGGTCAGCACCTTCAGCCCCTCGGGAGCGTTGGTGCTGACGTACCAGGCCGTCGGCGACGTGAGGCGGCTCAGCACGGCCGGGTCGGCGTCCAGCACCGACATCGACTTCACGGGGTTGATGTCGTTGTTGTTGGTGCCGGCGCGCAGCACGCTCTTCAGCAGCACCTCGGCCTGGAAGATGTTGCTGGGGGAGACCACCAGCTTCTTCGGGTTCAGGCGGATGCTCTTGCCGTTGTTGTCCCTGCTCTGGCGGATCTGGATCAGCATCTGCTCGAGCGAGGTCTGGGACAGCGCGGCGGCCGTGGTCAGGAGGTTGCTCAGCGTGCCGCCGATGATGGGATGGTTGTTCACGCAGAGCGCGACACCGTCACCGCCCACGTACGAGCCGTTGAACGCCCGGTTCAGCTCGTTGGCGCACTTGGTCTCCTTGGTCTCGATCAGCGACTGCGCCAGGTGCTTGGCGTAGGTCGTGCCGAGCCGCACGTGGTCGCCGTCCTCGACCAGCACCTTCGTCATCGCGTACGCCAGGCCGTACACCTTGTAGACGTAGCGCTTGTTGAAGAGGATGCCGCCTTGCTGGTACGTGACCGGCATGCCGTCCGGCAGCTCAGGCGCCGCACCGAACCCGTACAGCACCGGCTCCTCGTGGTAGGCGCGCGCGATGCCCGGCCCTTCCCAGAAGATCGATTTGTACTCGTCCTGGCGCAGATCGTACACCCCGTCGAAGGCCTGGTTCAGGATGGGCTCGACGATGGAGCGGAAGTCGGTGGAACGCATCGGCGCCGCCGGGCTCACGAGCGTGCGGTAGTCCATCGCGGCGGCCAGCGCCGCCATGATGCCACCCAGCGCCAGAGCGAAGAACGCCCAGGGGAGCAGCTTGAAGAGGGTTTCCATGATCTTTCGATTCCTTTCCTGTTGGAAGCTCAGCTCGTGAGCGTCAGACCGCGACCTTGTTGGCCACGAACTGCTGCCGCGCGATCTGCACCCGGACGATGGTGAACGCGTCGCCCGGCAGGTTGTCGAGCTGCTGACCGAAGTCGACGATGCGGAACTGGCCCTGCACGCCCGCGCCGGCCAGCGTGGCCGACAGGGTCGCCGCACTCAGCCCGGTGGACGTCGAGCCGGCGGTGACGTTGCTCACGTCGGCCTGGTCGCCGATCGCGGTCTGCGGGATCGAGCCGTCGGCCTGAACCTCGTAGACGATCGCGGGGTCGGTGTACACCCAGGCCGTCGGCACCGAGCCGGCCTGAACCGCCTGGCCTGCGGGCCAGTAGTTGCTCAGCACGGGGCGGCCGGTGCCGTCGATGAACTCGACGCCCTGGAACACGCCCAGCAGGTCCGACGCGGCGGCCCCCTGGACGATGGTGCCGTTGGTGTTGAGGCTCACCGGCATGTTCTTGTAGATGACGCTGCCATAGCCACCAGCGATGGTGAACTTCATGGCACGGTCCAGACCCGACGGGTGAAACGCGGGCCGGAAACCGAAGGGAGCGAGAGAGGCGCTCATGGGTTTCTGGTTCCTTGGTGAAGTGAAGAGGGGAGATGCTCGGGCCTGGACGTTCGGCGCTTCAATGCACCGCGAACTGACCCGCGCGCTTCTTGCCGAGTTCGGCGAGGCCGTCGCTGTCCTCGGTCGCGCCGACAAGAGGCTTGCCGGTACGGTCGGTCATGCCGTCGCCTTCGAGCTGCCTGCGGAGGTTCTCCTCCTCCTCGAGCGGCATCTGGTGATGGAACTGGTCCATGATCGCCAGGTACAGCTCGGAGCGGATCTTGAACAGCAGCATCTCGTTGCAGGAGACGCAGCCCGCGAACTCGCCCGAGTTCATGCGCATCGACTCGAACCCCGCGAGCTCTTCGACCTTCACCGGCACGTAGCCGAGGCGCATGCGCTTGTGGATCGGGTCGTAGCTGTTGGTGGTCGACAGCCAGCAGAGGTGCCAGCCCGGCAGTTCCGGGACCCGCGGGAGAGCTTCCTGGCGAAACTCGTCGCGGATCATGCTGCTCAGCTGCTCGGCAGTGAGCGCCGTGCCGGCGTCGGACGTGCGCGCCTGGTCCTCGGCGATTCCTCGCGCCCCACGCACCGCGGTCGCGGGGTCGTGATGGAGGCGAGTGTCTTCGCGGGGATCGGCGGCGCCGAGAGCGTTGCGGCGGGGCTTGGAGGTGGCCATGTTGTCAGTACTCCTTGGACAGAAGTGAATGGAAAGCTGCGATGAATCAGCGGCGCTGGGCGGCCTGCTCTGCATCGTACTGCCGATAGCGACGGATCGCGTCGGCGCGAAGCTTGGGGTCGTCCCAGGTGCCGGCGTCCTTCAAAGCCTGGACCCGTTCGGACGACAACGTGAAGCTCTTCCCGGCGCCGGCCCCACTGCCGCCTGCGGCGACGCTGAGACCATCCTGCCCAGAGCTTCCCGACGCGACGGGGGTGCGGTGCGGCTTTCCCTGACTGGCGGCCGAAGTATAGCTCGATTCTGGCGGGGGCGGGGAGGCGCCGGGCCGGTTGCTCTTGGCCGCCTGGCGCAGCGGCTCTGTCCGGCGCGAGAGCTCGTCCCAGTACGCGCTCGAGCGGGGGTCGAAGCCCTCGTTGGCGAGCTGGGTGTCGATGGCGCGCGTGGCCGCGCTCAACGGATCGTTGCCGCGCGGGTCGTACCAGTCGGCGTTCTCCTGCAACCAGCGCATCCCGAGCGGCGCCATGCGCGGATCGATCGCCGGCGCGGCTTCGGTCTCGCGACGCTGCAGCTGCTTGGCCGCGGTCTGCAGGCGCGCCAGCGCCAACTGGTTCTCGCCGAGCGCGGCGGTGGCTCTGGCGACCGCTTCACCGTTCTGGCTCTTGGTGCCGTCGGCGATCACTTCCTGCAGGTAGCGGATGTTCTCCTGGGCCGTGCGGATCCGGCCCTCGATCGTAGCCTGGTCGGAGGCGGCGCCTCGGCGCGCCAGCTCGTCGCGCATCTGATCCAGGAGGCGATCGCGCGCGAGGATCTGTGCCTCCAGATCGGCGAACTTCTGCTGGAGCTTCTCGCGCTTGGCGCGACGTTCGTGGCGACGCCGCTCGCGGCGGGCCTCGACTTCGGCTTCCGTGAGGTTGGCGTCCTCGGCGGAGCGGACCAACGGCTCGTCGTCGTCTTCGTCGTCGCTCGGCGGCGGTGCGGTTGCGGTTGCGGGTGCGGGGGCCGGGGCCGGGGCCGGAGCGCCCGTGACGTCTTCGAGATGCTCCAGCCCGTCGATCTGCGCAGAGCCGTCGGCGGCTTCCACGATGCGAAGGTCCTCGGCCGGCGGAGGGGCGGGGGTGTTGGTTGCGGCGTTCATACGAACAGCTCTCCTTACAGCAGGTAGGTCTTGATCTTGAGCGGGTCGCCGTCGATGCGGGCGATCAGCTCGTGGTCGTTGAAGCAGACGAACGTCACCGGGCCCATGTCGTCGTCGACAGCCACCTCGATGCGGTCGCCGTTCCAGCGCGGCACGCGGACGAAATCGCCGGGCTTGACCCAGATGCCCTCGGCCCAAGGGTTCATCGTCTCGCGATTGCGGAACGCGAGCGGCCCCAGCGCGATGACGCGGCCGACCTGGCTGTTCCACTTGACGGTCTCTTTCGTCTCGTCGGCCAGGATGATGCCGCTCTTGGTACGGTTGAACACCCGGCGGATCTGAACGAGAACGCGAGCGCCGAGCGGGGCGACCCCAGCGACCACGTCAGGGAAGGCCTGGGAGAGCGTTTGGTCTTCCGAGGCCAGGAAACTTTCGGTCATCGATTTCTCCTAATTGCAGAGTTGTGTAGCGGTCAGGTCTGCGAGTCCTGCGAGTCCTGCGAGTCCTGCGAGTCCTGCGAGTCCTGCGAGTCCTGCGAGTCCTGCGAGTCCTGCG